TGTTGGCTCCACGGATTGCAGCGCAGTTGCCTAACTGGATGAAAGGCGCAGCGATCGGCGCAGGCGAAGGCGCGATTGCAGGAGCAGGGATGGCTGACCAAGGAGAGTCTCGCGCAGAAGGCGCAGCCATGGGAGCCGCGATTGGCGCACCGCTCGGCGCAGTTGCACCAGTTGCGATCGACGCCGTTCAAGGCGCATTGGACCGCAGAGCGATCCGCCGTGCAGCTTCGCAGGTGCCGGACGATTCGGCTTACGCTGCTTTGCGTCGGCGCATGGAGGAAGAAGGCTCGCTGATGTATTCCGTGCAGCCGCAAGGCAACATCAACTTGCAGCCTGCGATCAGCGCCGAAACATTGCGTGGGCCAGACGTTCAGCAGCTTGAAGCGTTTTTGGCGCAGATCAGAGGCACTCCTGGCGTCACCAAGGATGCATTCGAAGAACTTTCGAGGCGTTACGAGGATCTGCCTGCCGGTTCAAGGATCAGCAAGGCTGACTTCGAGGCGCGCATTCCGCCTTCGCAGTACAATACGATGGACCTGAAGGGCTTGTCTACGCACAGCGAATATGAAATGGACCTTTACAGGGATGAAGCGTTAGATTACTTGTACGGCAACCCAGAAGAACCTTATCAGAATGTTTTGTACAGACTTGGTATTGAACCGACCGATGAAAACTTTCAGTTGATCGCGGGTCTGAACGAGGGGATGATCGGACTCGAAGAGATGCCTGAGGAGTTCCTCAAAGCATTCCGCAAAGCCGGTTGGGAAGACGATCCTGTTGGGGAACTTTACGCGACCACGGAGGAAGCAAGGACAGAACTTGTCGATCAAATTGCTTATGAACTCGCCGTTGATGCCGGACGCTCCAAAAACTATCAATACATCGACTCTCAACGCTTGTTGTCCGAAAACACCCGCGCTGCGCTAGACGACAACTACTTCGAGATCGGTGTGACGCACCCCGACATGGCTGGCAAAAACTATTGGCACTACCCCGGAGCGATGAGCGCTGACAAGGGGATGATCGGACACATTCGCGGAACCTACATACCGGCAGACGCAACCGACGCAACCGTGCGTGCAATGTCCACCAAAGGTCGCGTTATTGTTGAGTCTGAAATGCCTGTCAAGCCCAACAGCGTTGTGATCGAAGAGATTCAATCTGACGCTCAAAAAGGCGAGGCTCAGACTGGCGCGTTGCGGCAAACGCACGGCACGCTGTTCAAGGCTGCGATTCAAGACGCGCTGAAGCGCGGAGCAACCACTGTTTATTATCCGACGTCAACGGCGATTTCTATCCCTCGTGGAGGAATCTCGAAGATGGACAACTACGCTCCGATCTACGATCAACAGATCGTCAAGGAAGGCTTGAAACCGCTTTCCAACATTCCGGGTGTAGAAGTCGAGCCTGCTGGGATTGGCGGCATTCAATCTTACTACGAGATCACGTTCTCGCCGGAAGCCATTGAGACAATCCTGCGCGGTCGCGGTCAGCGCACGCCTGGATATGCAGTTGGTGGCGCAGTGAGAGCATACGATCCTGCAGCGGTCGAAGCACTCATGGCTTCTGTCGGCAAGGGTTACGCAAAAGGCGGCGCGGTGCAATACAATCCTGCTGCCGTCGATCAACTGGTAAAAACATTCAGAGAGGGCACCCATGTCTGATATCAACGAACGCGACGACGAGTCCCTCGAAGAAGGCGAAAATGTCTCCTACGAGGATTTGCTTCCAGACGTAGAAGACACCGAAGACGGTGGCGCAGTCCTGCGCATGGAAAACGACGAAGACGAGAAGCGCAACCTCGCGCATTTCGCCAACATTGTCGAAGAGGTTGACCAAGCCGCGCTGAAGGAAGCGGTCACCGACCTGCTCGACAAGATCGAAAAAGACAAAGAGGCTCGCGAAAAACGCGACAAGCAGTACGAGGAAGGTCTGCGCCGCACAGGGTTGGGCGACGACGCTCCTGGAGGCGCGCAGTTCACCGGCGCGAACAAGGTCGTTCACCCGATGCTGGTCGAGGCGTGCGTGGACTTCTCGGCGCGGTTCATGAAAGAGGTTTTCCCGCCCAACGGTCCAGTGAAGTCGAAGATCTACGGCGAGCAGGACAAGAAGAAGGTCGAGAAGGCTGAACGCAAGACCGAGTTCCTGAACTGGCAAACCACCAAGCAGATGCCCGAGTTCCGCAGCGAACTTGAACAGCTGAGCACGCAGTTGCCGCTCGGCGGTGGGCAGTACATGAAGTTCATGTGGAACCCGCAGCGTCGCCGACCCATGAGCGAGTTCGTGCCGATCGACGACATTTACCTGCCGTTCGCCGCAACGAACTTCTACACCGCCGAACGCAAGACGCACGTCCAGTACATCACCAAGATGGAATACCAGCGTCGCGTCAAGAGCGGCATGTACATCGACGTGGACCTTGGCTACGCTGGCGAGATCGATTGGAGCAAGTCGTCAATCGCCAACGACAAAATCGAAGGTCGCAAGGAATCCAGCTACAACGAAGACGGTCTGCGCACCATCTACGAGATCTACACGTTCTTGGAGTTTGAAGACGGGCTGGAACCTTACATCCTCAGCATCGACAAGACCACCGAGTTGCCGCTGGCGCTCTATCGCAACTGGGAGCCGGACGACGAACTGCGCAATGAACTGGATTGGATCGTTGAGTTCCCGTTCGTTCCGTGGCGTGGTGCTTACCCGATCGGGTTGACCCACATGATTGGCGGCTTGAGCGGCGCGGCCACTGGCGCGTTGCGCGCATTGTTGGACAGCGCACACATCCAGAACGTCCCCACACTGCTCAAGTTGAAAGGTGGACCGAACGGTCAGACCATCAACGTCCAGCCCACTGAGGTTGTTGAACTGGACGGCGGCGCGATGGTGGACGATGTTCGCAAGCTGGCGATGCCTCTGCCGTTCAATGGTCCGAGTCCGGTGTTGTTCCAGCTGCTGGGCTTCTTGGTCGATGCGGGCAAAGGCGTCGTGCAAACGTCGTTCGAGAAACTCAGCGACCAGAACCCCAATCAGCCGGTCGGCACGACGATGGCGCTGATCGAGCAGGGCATGGTGGTGTTCTCGTCCATCCATTCGCGACTGCACAACGCGATGGAAAAGTGTTTTTCGATCTTGCACCGCCTGAACAGCGCGTATCTGACCGAAGAAGACATCGAGGCGCACAACGCAGGATTGGAGATCGACCCCAGCGATTTCGATGGTCCGATGGACGTGATGCCGGTCAGCGATCCGGCTATCTTCAGCGAGACGCAACGCTTCGCGCAAACGCAAGCCATCATGCAGCGCGCACAAATGATGCCGCAGCTGTACGATCCGCGCAAGGTCGAAGAGATGTTCTTGCGCACACTGAAGATCGCGCCGGACGATGTCATGCAGCCGCAGATGGCCAGCGAGGACATGGATCCGGTCAGCGAGAACGTGGCGGCGTCGATGGGCAGACCGCTTTACGTTTTGCCGCGCCAGGATCATATCGCACATATCATGACGCATATGGCGTTCCTGAAGTCGCCGTTGCTGGGTTCCAACCCGCCAATCATGCAGGCGTGCATCTATGCGATTGCGCAACACTTGAAGGATCACTTGTTGAACTACTACCTTGTGGAGGCTCACAACGCCGTGGACAAAGCGCAGCGCGAAGAACTGATCGAGGCAGAAGCGGAAGAGCAGGTCAAGTTGATCATTCAGGTTCAACAGCTGATCGAAAAGCAGCTTGGTTCGTTCGGTCAGGAACTGGCCGCGCTCACGGAGTTCGCCGAGCAGTTCAAGCCGCAGCCTCCGATGCCGCCCGACAACAGCATGCAGATTGCACAGATGAACGCGCAAGTTCAGGGTCAGGCACTGCAAGAGCGTGCGCAGTACAATCAGGCACGCGTCCAACTGGATCAGCAGAAGCTGCAAACGCAACAGCAACTGGAAGCCGCAAAGCTGGCCGCACGCCAGCAGGAGCAGGCAGAAAAGCTGCAGGCAGAGCAGATGAAGCAAATTGCCGAAAACGAGCGCACCGCTGCGGACATCGCTGCACGCGAGCGCATGAACACGGCAGACAACGACACCGCGAAACTGCTCGCTGCAGCCGAATTGGCAACTGGCGAACGAGTCTCGGTGAGCACCGGCACAGGCATCAACCCCAACCCTTGAAAAGGAGCGCATCATGAGCGACAATCCCAACAAAGCCAAAGAAGTTCCAATGAACACGGCTGAAGTTCCCCAGCATCACCGCATGGCCGCAGGCGAAAAGTGTGACGGCCAGCACACACCACCTTCTAAGAGTTCTGGACCGAAAACACCGGCATGAACTTCGAAACCCTCTTGTTGAACCGTCTCAAGGAAGAGCAGCAGAAGTTTGCTGTTGACGCCTTGAGACGGCCACAGGAACGCGACGCCTTTGAGTACGGGTTGCGCGTTGGAATATTCGCCGGTTATGAGGCGGCGATAAATGTGCTCTTGAAACTTGTTGATGAGGAGAAAAACGGTGACAATGACATCTGAGAACGCTTTGGCAGAGGCGTTTCCGGCGGCAGACGCCGGAGTGCAGCCTTTCGGAAGCCGCGTTCTGGTTCAAATCCGTACGCCGAAGAGCAAAACTTCTGGCGGCATCATTTTGCACAGCGAGTCGCGCGACACTGAAAAGTGGAACACACAAGTTGCCAAGGTGATTAGCATTGGACCGCTCGCGTTCAAAAACCGCAACACCATGGAACACTGGCCGGAAGGCTCTTGGTGCAACGTGGGAGACTTTGTTCGGGTGCCGAAATACGGTGGAGACCGTTGGGAGGTGCCTCTTACAAAAGAAACCATGGGCGAAAAAGAGTCAGCAATGTTCGTAATTTTCAATGACCTCGACATCATCGGGCAGGTAACTGGTGACCCGTTGGCGATCAAGGCGTTCATCTGAAAGGAGATGACAAATGAGTGAAGTGATCAAAGAAGAAGACTCCAAAGACGAAGAGATCGTGATCGTTGAAGACGAGTCCAAGCTGAGAGCCTCAGCTGAAGATGACGACGACGGGCAAGAAGACGACCGCGTCTCTACAGAAGATGATGACGACGAAGAAGAACACGACGACGAGCGTGAAGCAATCCGCGAACGCCGTCGCAAGGAGAAGTTGGAGCGCAAACAGCGTCGCGAAGAAGCCATCAAGCGTGACAAACTTGAGTTGGATTTCCTGCGCAGCCGCAACGACGATCTTGAACGTCGCCTGACTGCACAAGAACAGCGTGCGCACATTGGTGACCTCAAAACAATCGACTCTGCAATCGCGCAAGCCGCCAAAGAAGCCGAGATGGCCGACAAGGTCATCGCCAAAGCGGTCGCGGCTGGCAACGGTGAAGACGTCACGCAAGCAATGCGCTACCGCGATCAGGCACTGGCTCGCATCCAGCAACTGAGCGCGCAAAAACAAAATGTGCAACAGCGTCCGCCGCAACCCAAGCAACAGATCGACGAACGCACAATGCACTACGCGCAGGAGTTCATTAAGGAGAACCCTTGGTACGACTCACAAGGTCGCGACGAGGATTCATCCATCGTGATCGCCATCGATCAGTCTCTCGCCAAAGACGGTTACGACCCTCGCACAGAGGAATACTGGACAGAACTGCGCAAGCGTGCTGCGCGCCGGTTGCCGGAGCGGTTCGGCAAAACAGGAACCAAGGAGCAACGCACGCCGCGTGGCGGTCCAGCAGTTGGGTCTGGACGTGAGCACGCGCCCACCAGCACGCGCAAAGAAGTGTACATCAGTCCTGAGCGCAAACAGGCGTTGATCGACGCAGGTGTTTGGGACGACCCAGTGCTGCGACAGAAATATGTAAAGAGGTACGCAGAATATGATCGAGCAAACAGATCGTAAAACGCTTGCCTTTTTCATAGAAACAGATTTTAATTCAATCAATCGCTGAAAGGAGCGAGTACCATGACCGACGAACGACTAAAGAAATCCGCTGGCGAAGGTCGCGAGAACCGCGCGATGCAGGATCGTGCATCCACACAAAATCGCGCCATTTCCGATGATGAGCGGGTAGAAATGTTCCGTCAGCAATTTCACCAATCCTCTCTACCGGATTTGCCCAAACTAGACGGCTGGCACTTGTGCTGGCTGACCACGACAAACCCGCGTGACTCCATCCAAATGCGTATCCGTTTGGGCTATGAGCCCGTGAAGCCAGAAGATGTTCCTGGCTGGGAATATGCAACGCTCAAGACGGGCGATTGGCAGGGGTTCATCGGCGTGAACGAGATGCTTGCCTTCAAACTGCCGCTTTCACTGTACGAAAAGTACATGCGTGAAGCGCACCACGATGCTCCGTTGCGTGAGGAAGAAAAACTCACCGACACTCAAGACTTCTTGGAACAGCAGGCGCGTGCTTCTAAAACTCGTGTTGACATGGGCGACGGAAATAGGGAGTTTGGTGTGGATAGGGAACCGGTCTTTGACCTTTCCTGACGAACCATTCAACCTTAGGAGCAAACTATGTCTTCGACTAGCGCACCCTTTGGCTTTCGTCCGTCTTACCACAACAGTGGCCAGATGCGCCCGAAAGCCTACACGATCGCTAGCACCTACGCTGCCAACATCTTTCAGGGTGACCCTGTAAAGTTGACGGATGCAGGTGTTATCCAGTTGGGCACCAGTGATGGTACCCGTTCCGGCACCGTGGATGGGATTTCCCTTCTCGGTATTTTTGCTGGTTGTCAGTACAACGATTCCACCGGTCGTCCGGTTGTTTCGCCGTTCTGGCCCACCGGCACAACGGCAACTAACATCGTTGCATGGGTCTACGACGATCCTGAAACGCTGTTTGATGTTCAGTACAACAATCCTTCTGCAGGCACCACGGTTCAAACCGCTGTTGGCGAAGAATGTGATTGGACGGTTGCTTCTCCGGGCGGTTCTACCAGCACCGGTCTGAGCAGCACGTACCTGACGGCCATCCAAGCGACTTCTGGCCAATTCCAGATCACCGGTTGGGGCTACAACATCAACGACTCCTTGACTGACGCTTACGTGGTTGCGACTGTTCGCATCAACGAGCACCAGTACAAGGCTTCTGTCAACTCGGTGTAAGGAGGGCTTGAACCATGGCTACACCTATGCGTAGTACTGACTTTCGGTCAGTCGTCGAGCCGATCCTGAACGAGGTCTTCGACGGAGTTTACGATCAGCGTGCTGATGAATGGAAGATGGTCTTCCGTGAGCAAAAGGGCATTCCCCGCAACTACCATGAAGAACCCGTCCTGTACGGCTTCGGTGCTGCGCCGGAACTTCCTGATGGCATGGCAGTCACCTACCAGTCTGGCGGCGTGCTGTTCATTCAGCGTTACCTCTACAAGGTCTACGGTCTGGCGTTCAGCCTGACCAAGGTTCTGGTGGAGGATGGCGATCACATTCGTATCGGTCAGACCTATGCCAAGCACTTGGCTCAGTCTCTGATTGAAACGAAAGAGACGCTGTCGGCCAACATTCTGAACCGTGCATTTAACAGTTCGTATACGGGTGGTGACGGCGTTTCGCTGATCAACGCTTCGCATCCGATTGTTAACGGCACCTTCAGCAACCAGCTGACCACCGCTGCGGCTCTGTCGCAGACTTCTCTTGAGCAGATGCTGATTCAGATCCGCAACGCTGTTGACAACAACGGCAAGCGTATCCGCCTGACGCCCAAGAAAATTGTCACTGGTCCCAGCAACGTCTTCCAAGCAGAAGTTCTGCTGAAGAGCGTGCTGCGTTCGGGAACCGCCGACAACGACATCAACCCCGTGAAATCCATGGGTCTGCTGTCGGAAGGTCAGGCCAACCTGTCGCGCATCACCTCGACCACCGCATGGTGGGTGCAGACTGATGCGCCGGAAGGTCTGAAGCTGCTGATGCGTCGTCCGCTGGAAAAGAGCATGGAAGGTGATTTCGAAACCGACTCCATGCGCTACAAGGCGACTGAGCGTTACACCGTTGGTTGGACTGACCCTCGTGGTCTTTTCGGCACAGCCGGTGTGTAAACGGATTGGGGGAGCCTAGTGCTCCCCCTCTCCACAATTCCGAGGCAAACTCGGTGTGTTAGACAGTCCTCGGCTGACGTCATGCAGACTAACACACTTAACTCGCATGAGAGGAAAATGAAATGGCATCGACTACTTTTTCTGGTCCCGTAACCTCCACCAACGGTTTTGTGGGCGACGTCACTGGTAGCGTCACTGGCGCTGTTTACGTGGCTGACTTCATCAAAATGACCGCCATCACAACCGCTGAACTGCCTGCTGCAGCTGCAGCGAACGCTGGACAAGTTCGCTTGATCAACGACAATGGCGCAGGCGACGACGAATATTGCTTGGTCATTTCCACGGGTGCTGCTTGGGTGACCGCTGTTGGCGCGGCTCTCAGCTAATTGAGGAGGTGTCAACATGGCTGATGCAGTCACGTCACAAACGATTCTTGACGGTGAACGACTGTTCATCGCCAAATTCACCAACATCTCCGACGGCACAGGCGAAACCACCGTAACCAAAATCGATGTCTCCACCCTAGCCAGGAGTTTTGCAGGCAACGCTTGCAACGGTGTCAAGATCAACAAGATCTGGGCACAAACTCAAGGCATGGGTGTGGACATCATTTGGGACGCAACGGCAGACGTTCTTTGCGAAACAATCCCAGCTGACAAGTTTTACCTGATGGACTACTCGTCGTTCGGCGGTTTGCCGAACAACGCTGGCGCAGGTGTCACTGGCGATGTCGCGTTCACCACAGTTGGAGCCGACTCTGGCGACCGTTACACCATCGTCTTGGAGTGCATCAAGACTTATGGCACGGCACCGTGAGGAGACAACCAAGTGGAGATCGCGACACTGTGGAACGTAATACTGTCTTTCGTGAGCGCGATTTTGATTTGGGGCTGGCGAGGCCACGTCGACGAGGTCAAGCGGCTCCAAATTCTCCTAAACCGCACCCGTGAGGAGATGGCCAAAGAATACGTCACAAAAGAAGAGGTTCACGCTGACATCAACCGCGTGATGAACCGACTCGAAGTGCTGGACGCAAAACTAGACCGTCTCATCGAAGGATATCGAACAAGAGGGCAACCAATATGAGCAAGTCGTTCAAATATGTCTCAGACTTCGAGTTCCCCAGTGAAGCTGGTTACACCGGCTCCGCAGGGAAAACGATGGTCAAGGGTTACGCACGCGGCGGCAAGGCTGACGTTGCGCAGGACAAAGCAATGGTGAAAGCTGCCGTGCACAAACACGAAAAGTCGATGCACAAAGGCGAGCCGCTCACCAAACTATCTCACGGCGGCAAATACCGTGAAGGCGGCAAGATCAAAGACACAATTCGCAATGAGCGCGAGGAAATGTCTAGGATCAAACAGGAAACCCGCAGCGAACGCAAGGATGCTGGTGAAGAAATGTCTCGCGTGCGCAAAGAGATGCGCTACGACGAGGCAAAGATGAAAAACGACCGCCCTATGCGCAAACAATACCCTGTCGATCGTCGCGAACCGATGATCGCAATGAAAAGCGGCGGCATGATCAAAAACCGTGGCACGCTTGGCGTTGACAACAACAAAAATCCTGGCGAGACCAAGAAGCACACCGCTCCGGATCTTCCGCGCCCCAAGACCATGATGGCTAAGGGCGGCATGACCCCGAAGCAGGAAGCCAAAGTCGGACGGGTGATGGGTGAGTTCAAGGAAGGCAAGCTGCATTCTGGCAGCAAGTCTGGTCCAGAGGTAACAAACCGCAAGCAAGCTGTGGCAATCGCGCTGAACGAGGCAAGGAACATGGGCAAAAAGAAGAAATGACTTGTTATTTCTTCAAAAATGTACCATAATTAAGTGTAAACAAAGAGGGCTAGCTGTACCAGCAGCCATATCTGACCATAGATGGAGTTGGAATGGCGTACTCTGGTGAAATAGGCAACACCACGTTCAATGCGCTGAAGGTCGTAGATCACGCCTTCAGGCGTTGTCGTCTGCCTGCGCAAGCCATTACAGCAGAAATGCATGACTATGCGGTCGACACTCTCAACACGACTTTAGCAGAACTTGCTAGCGTGAAAACGCCTAGCTGGTGCATCGAGAAAATCATCCTCCCGATGTACGAAAATCAACCCGTTGTGACGCTTCCTGAAGGAACGGTCAGCGTGTTGAACTTGAACTACCGCATTCTTCAGCTTTTGAGTGGCGCGACCACCACTGCTGGCAACTTGTATCAGGTTTCTTTTACCACCTCGACTGTCGTAGACACGATCGGCATCAAGTGGTCTGGCACTGCGGTGCCGGTTCACTTCCAAGTCAGCACGAACGGCTCGACCTTCACAACTGTCGGCTCTTCGAGCGCAACGGCTTCAGCCGGTGAGATCACTTGGACAGACATCAGTGGTGCGTTGGCTTATCCGTACTTCAGGATCTACACTCAAGACCCGAACGATGTTTTGAGTTACTCTTCGATCACGCTCGGCAACATGCCGCAAGAGATTCCTCTCGGTCAGCTGAACCGTGACGGCTACGTGAATCAGTCGAACAAAGTGTTTCCTGGTCGTCCGAGCAACTACTACTTCCAGCGCGACCTGCCAGAGCCAATCGTGCGCATCTGGCCTGCGCCATTTTCAGCCGCTGAACAAGCGCAACTGGTGTTGTGGCGTCACCGGCAGATCATGAGCAACTCCAACTTGCAACAAGATGTGGAAATCCCCGCTCGCTGGTTGGAAGCGATAATCAACACACTCGCGGCACGCGTAGCGGCAGAAACGCCACAGGTCGACCCGACCATCATGGCTGTTTTGGAGCAGAAGTCTGCTATCAGCATGCAGCGTGCTTGGGACGGTGACAACGATGGATCTCCGATTCAGATCAATCCTGGCATCGCGGCGTACACAGCATGAGCAACGCACTCTACTTAGATCCAACAGGTCAAACAACCTATGGCATCGGTATTTGCGGTCGTTGTTCGCGCAAGATGTTCTTGTCTGACTTGCAGCCCGACCCAAACTACCCAGGACTGATGGTTTGCGAAGCAGACCGCGACCAGTACGATCCTTATCGACTCGCTCCTCGTGCGCCCGACAAGATTGTGTTGCCCTTCAACCGTCCAGACACGCCAATCAACACGCGCCCAGCGGGTTTGATTCAGGAAGCTGGCAATGAGTTCATCATCACAGAAGATGGTGACGGATATTTGGAGATTTGACGCATGTCTGACGTTCCGAGCAATTTGATCCCGACCCGCGTCACTCAACTTCCGACTGCGCCGGTTGCGGACGAAAACTCCCTGATGATGATTGTCTATCAGGGCAACAACTACCAGATCCGAGTCGGCGACCTGCTTAGCGTCGCTGGCGTGCCGACTTCACGGCAAGTCATCGCTGGAACTGGTCTCACGGGCGGAGGCGCACTCAGCAGCAACGTGACCTTGAGCGTCGCCAACGGCGGCATCGGCACGACCCAGTTGGCTGCTAGCGGTGTCACCCCTGGAACTTACGGCGACGCCACCAACATCCCTGTGTTCATCGTTGATTCGACTGGGCGCGTGACGGCAGCGACAACTGTCCCTGCTTCTGGGGGCGGCGGCGTCCCAACAACCCGTGAAGTCATTGCCGGAACCGGCTTGAACGGTGGCGGTGCGCTCAGTTCCAATGTCACGTTGAACGCCAACCTTTCCAGCGCAACTCCGCAATCGTTGGATGGAACTGGTTCGGCTGGCGTTTCGAACGACATCTCGCGCGCTGATCACACGCACCCCGCTGTCGATCTTGCTGATCAAACTCAAGTCGACGGCATCCTCCCCGTGGACCAAGGCGGCACGTCACGCAGCCTCGTGCCGGATGAAGGTGCGATCGTTTGGTCTGGTGCAGACGGTCTTTACATTGGTCCAGCTGGCGTCGCCGGTCAGGTTCTGCTTTCTGGCGGCATTGGCGAATACACTTGGTCGGATCAAGATCAACTCGACGTTGGTCAAGCAGACAACATCAATGGCGGAACGGCCAACCAATTGGTTGTTCAAACCGCAGCAGACACAACAGGTTTCGTGCCTGCGCCGACTCTTGGCAACACCGTTCTCTATTGGAACGGAACGGACATCGTTTGGGGTTCGGTTCCTGGCACTGGCACTGTCGTTTCAGTTGGTTTGGCGCTTCCTTCTGAATTCACCGTGACCGGTTCTCCGGTGACAACTTCTGGGACGTTGACGGGTGACTGGGCAGCGCAAAACCCGAACATCGTTTTTGCTGGTCCTGGAACGGGTGCAACGGCTGCAACACCAACATTCCGCTCTTTGAACAACACAGACATTCCTTCGGCTTTGTCTGGGAAAACAATCGACAACAGCCCGATCGGCAGCTTGAATCCTTCTACAGGTGTTTTCACGACTGTTGACGCGACCGATGTTTCTGCTTCTTTGGTGGATGCGACAAACGTCGAAACCTCGAACATCAAAGCCAAAGACGGCACCGCGTCCGCCACGATTGCAGACACGACCGGTGTGATGACGATCGCGTCCTCCGTGCTTACCACCACCGACATCAACGGCGGCAACATTGACAACACCGTCATCGGCGCAACAACGCCAGTGGCCGGTTCGTTCACCAACATCGCTGGTGAGCGCATCGACATGGACACAACGCCTCCAGCGCAAACTGACGCTGAAGGTCGGATGTATTGGAACAGTGACGACAACGCCAAGACTCTCAACATCGGCATGGCCGGTGGAGCGGTGGTGCAACAAGTCGGTCAGGAAACCTATTACCGCGTCAAAGCGTCCGCAGCAATCACCAACGGTCAAACGGTCATGTTCACGGGCACCGTCGGTGCCAGCGGAGGGTTGTTGGCTGCGCCAGCGAACGGATTGACCGATGCGACAGCAACTTACTTCATGGGCGTTGCCACAGAAGACATCGCGTTGAACGGTTGGGGATACATCACGCACTTCGGCGTCGTGCGTGGCATCAACACGACTGGTGGCGCAGAAGCGTGGGTTGACGGGCAGATCCTTTATTACAACCCAGCAGTTCCTGGCGGTCTTACCAAGAACGTGCCTGCTGCACCGGCGGCAAAGATCGAAGTCGCGGCGGTCATTTATGCAGCAGCCAACGGCTCTCTTTTCGTCAGACCGGTCATCGGATATTCTCTCGAAGACTTGAACGACGTTGAGACCGCATCGCCTTCGAACAACGACGTCCTCATCTATTCAACAAACAAATGGACGCACGTGCCGCAGTCCAATTTGAATGTGAGCACGGCGACCACGGCAACCAATATCGCTGGCGGTGCGGCAGGCTCGATCCCTTATCAGACCGGTAGTGGTTCAACATCGTTGCTCGCGACAGGTTCTGGCGTTTTGATCGGCGGCACGACACCTAGTTACAGCACGACCCCGACCCTGACCGGCACGAACTTCAGTGCGATTCCGAACGCGGCTCTGACCAACAGTTCGGTCACCATCGGCTCCACAAGCGTGGCGCTGGGCGCAACAGCTTCTTCGCTCGCTGGTCTTTCCTCGGTCACATTGACCGGTGACCCCACGACAGCTTTGCAGGCTGCAACAAAGCAGTACGTAGACACTTTGGCGGCTAGCGGGATTCATTTCCACGACCCTGTTCGGGTAGAGTCTCCAAATACTGCTGGCAATTTGAACGCCACGTATAACAATGGGGCTTCGGGCGTTGGAGCGACGCTGACCAATGCTGGGGCGCAAACTGCGCTGGTCATTGACGGTGTAACGCTGAACACCAACGATCGCGTACTGATCTACAACCAGACCAATCAGTACGAAAACGGTGTTTACACGGTCACTGACACAGGCTCAGGCTCCACCAACTGGGTGCTGACTCGGGCGACAGACGCAGACACTTATGCCCCATTCAGCCCAAATTCTCTAGGACAAGGCGACGCATTTTTCGTCACCTCAGGCAACACCGGCGCTGGTGAAACTTACATCTGCAACACCGTAGGCACGATCATTTTCGGCACCACCGCGATCACGTTTGCGCAAGTTTCTTCCGCGCAAGTGTACACCGCTGGCACAGGGTTAACCCTGACCGGAACGCAATTCTCGTTGACCACTCCGGTTGTCGCGACCAATGGCGGCACAGGCATCAGCGGGTACGCGGTTGGTGATTTGATTTTCGCCAACACGACCACAACATTAGATCGGCTGACTGTTGGCGCGGCCAATCGCATCCTCACCTCCAACGGGACGGCTCCTGGGTGGACAGATCCAGCCAGCGTCACTGTTGGGATCGCAACGACGGCTGGTTCAGTGACCAACTCGGTTACTTTCAACACCACCGGCGGCGCAGCAGCTGGCACCGCTTATAACGGCTCGGCAGCTTACACGATCGACTACAGCACCGTTGGTGCTCCTAAAGCTGACGGCACGGGTGCTTCTGGCACTTGGAACATCAACATCAGCGGCACAGCGGCAACCGCCACCAGCGCGACAACAGCGACAAACCTCGCAGGTGGTTCGGCGAGCCAAATTCCTTACCAAACAGGCGGCGGTGCAACGAGTTTCATCGCCAATGGAACCGCTGGTCAGGTTCTCTTGTCGAACGGCAGCAGCGCGCCAAGCTGGGGCGGAATGGACGGAGGGACGTTCTGATGAATCAATCGTTGCCTTGTAGTGAACTTGAAGGCATAATGTTTCTTAACTCAAGAAAGAGGTAACAGCAATGGCACAGACAGGCTACACACCGATTCAGCTGTACCGCAGCACGACCGCGAGTGCGGTGCCTTCTGCGGCCAACCTGAATCCTGGTGAACTCGCAATCAACATAAACGACGCCGATATGGCTTTGTACGCTGAAAATGCGTCTGGCACAGTCAAGCGCATCATCAACAATCCTGCTGGGTTGAAATACCCGACAGCAGATGGATCAAACGGCCAAGTAATCAGCACCGACGGTTCTGGGAACTTGACATTCTCAACACCGTCAGCTGGTGTGACAACCGGCAAGGCCATCGCCATGGCCATGATCTTTGGATTCTAAGGAGCTAACGAAATGGCCAACCCGAATATCGTCAACGTAACCTCGATTTACGGCAACACGTCGTATCTCATCCCCACGACAACCAGCGCAACAACTTGGACCGCACTGACGCCTGCAAGCGGCACTGTCAACAAGGTCAACAACATCGTCGCCTCGAACGTAACAGGCTCTGCTGTGGCGGTGACTGTTTCGGTCAATAGCGCGACTGGCGGTGGCGGAACGGCGTATCGAATCGCTTACCAGATCAGCGTTCCTGCGAACGCTTCGTTGATCATCGTCGACAAGACGACTTCCATCTACGTTGGTGAGTCGCAGTCTGTGGTCGCAACTGTTGGAACAGCAAACGCCATCGAACTCACAGCCAGTTACGAAGCACTGACCTGATAAGGAGTCGCCGCAATGTCGATGCGCTATCAGGCTGGTATTTTAACAGCTTCGCACTTTCCGCTGAAAACGCCAAGTGCGCCTACAATTGGCGCAGCAACCGTTGGCAATGCTCAAGTTTCGGTTGCTTTCACCGCGCCTTCTGACATTGGCGGAGGAGCAATCACGTCTTATCAAGTCGTTGTCACGGATTCGTCCAGCGGCGCGGTGTTCACGAACACCGGTGCATCTTCGCCGATCGTTGTGACGGGTTTGACGAACGGCAACACGTACACCGCAAAAGTCGCGGCAACCAACGCTTTCGGCACTGGCCCTTACAGTTCAAACAGCGCGTCATTTAGTCCGCTCACCCAAGGTCAGCAAGCCTACACAACATCCGGAACTTATTCTTGGGTTGCACCGAGTGGTGTGACTAGTGTTTCCGTGGTTGCTGTTGGCGCAGGAAGCGGAAGGAAGGATTGGAGCAGCGAAGGCAAGGCTGGTGGCGGTGGTGGCGCACTAGCTTACATCAACAACTACACCGTGACTCCTGGAAACAGCTATACTGTCATCGTTGGAGGAACAGGATTTTCCAGCAGCGGCGGTGCTTCTACATTCATAAGTTCTGCCGTCTTGTCTGCTGGCGGAGGCACGATTAGTTCGACTCCATACAACGGAGGCATAGGCGGTGTTGTCATTGCTGGAACAGGATATTCTGGCGGTAACGGTGGAAACGTAGGCGGAGCATCTTCTGTTGCTTCTGGTGGCGGCGGCGCAGGCGGTTACGCTGGTGTCGGCGGCAACGGCGCAGGCATCGGCAGCAGCGGTGGAACAGGCGCAGGCGGCGCAGGCGGCGGCGGTGCCGTCACAGACACACCAACATCTTGGTCTGGAGGGCGAGGCGGCGGCGTCGGCATTCTTGGTCAGGGTTCAAACGGGACAGGCGGCGTTTTCTACGGCACGAATCCTGGAACGGTTCAAGGCGGCGCAGGCTCTGGAGGCTCTGGACAACTTTACGGTGCGGGCGGAGGCACGACTTCTGCTGATGCAGGCGGCGGCGCAGTTCGCATCATCTGGCCCGGAACAAGCCGTTCGTTCCCGAGCACTAACACGGGGGATCTGTGATGCCTAATTTCAACGGAATGTGGACCTCCCGGCAGCAGATGCAGGCACGCGGGACTAATTTGTGGCCCGCAAATCCGGGTGCGCCGACGAGCGTGTCGGCGACGGCGGGTAACGCGCAGGCAACGGTGACTTTTACAGCCCCCACTGATGCGGGTTATCCGACAACGCTCACTTATACTGTAACGTCTAGTCCCGGCGGAATCACCGCCACAGGCGCTTCTTCACCGATTACTGTGACTGGGTTGACGAACTACACGTCGTACACTTTTACAGTTACCGCAACCAATGCTACTGGAACTGGGCCAGCTAGTTCTGCTTCGAGCGCGGTCACTCCGGCTGCTCCACAGTTGTTAGTTTTCTACACGAGCGCGGGCGGCACTGTTTTGCGAAGTGACACGCTGGCTAATGTGACTTCCACGTATATTAACAGTTCTGCTTCAACTGTCATCTGGGCGGCGAGTCATGAACGTATGTACAAGCCGACACATCAGAACACTTTGATCGGTTACGGAACTTGGGCGGGCTCGGGCGGCACCACCTGTGCGGTGGCCAACACTAGCACTACACCTTGGACTTGGTACGTCGGTTATTCTGGCATTTCCAATCCTGGCGGCGGAAACGCTTTTTACCCATACTGTATACCGAACTCTTACGGCGGCACCGTCATCAACAGCACTTCAGACGAAGGTGTTTGTAACACCGTTTCTCGTTCTGAGGTGGGTGGCTACCCCGCTTCTTTTACGAGTTACGGGCAAAGTGCGGCATTCACTGTGCAAGGTGATTACTGTTACATGTGGAGCAGCGGGGGTCTTTACAAGTACTTGTTCAACTCCACGACTTTGAGTTTGTCAAGCAGCAATGCTAGCTATACTTGGAACGGTATTGACAGTCCGGTCGCGGCTTCGCCTGACAACTCTCTAATCGCTGCTGGCAAGGGCTCCACGGTTTACATTTTCAATTCGTCTTGTTCTCTGGTGACGACCTTGACCAGCTGGCCGATCACGATCACACGCCCCACCTGTTTGGCTTTTAGCCCTGATGGGCGCTACATTTTGGCCGGAGGTTACACGGCGTCCCAGCCTTTCATGTTCTCGATTGACACTCAGAACTCATACGCCGTGACCAACTTGAACGTCCCGACGGCGAGTGGCACCAACAACTACATTCGCGGTATCGCTTGGTATCCAGACAACGACACTTACGCTGTTTCTGGCTATGTAAACACGTACAGCCACATTGGTAAACTCAGTTCAGGCGGTTTGACCACTAATTTGTATAGCGGCGGACAAATAACAAGCAGTTCTTGTGGCGTAGCCGTCATACCGCTGTGAAATCGGAAATCTGCAAAGGAGAAAACCAAGTGGAACTTTTTATTCGTATCAAAGATGGTGAGCCGTTTCAGCACCCTATCTTCGGTGACAATTTCCGACAGGCTTTCCCGGACGTTGACGTCAATAACTTGCCCGCCGGTTACATGCGTTTCATTCGTAAAGAACCCCCACAACTTGGCCCGTATCGCAAAAACCTACGTGCCAAATATGTCGTCATGGGTGAATACTGCACGGATGAGTTCGTTTGGGATGAAATGACCGATGAAGAGCGCAAAGCGTTGCAAGAAGCTGTTAAAGCCGAATGGGCTTCCAACAACGGTTTTGCATCATGGTGGTTTGACGAACTCACTTGTCGGTTCATGCCTCCGACACCTATGCCTGACCCGACCAAACCTTATGTGTGGAGAGAGTCTGATCAGACTTGGGTTTTGATCCCCCCTCAACCAGAACCTTCGGTTGAAGGTTGGGAGTTTGACGTTGAATCTGAGGCCTGGAGAAAAGTATGAGCGAGCAATATCCTGGTGGTTTCATCACCAAAACTCCTCCCACACCTGATGGCGACACGGCAGTTGGGCTCTGGACGCTGAACCAACAGGCTGCTTATCAAAAACAAGGTCTGTGGCCTGGGTTGGGACCACCTTTTAGTGCTACTTCGGCTTACACTTACACAACTGTTCTGAATTATTACCCCGGAACCACGATTAACACAGCAGACTCTTATTACCCGTACTTTCAAGCCATCGACATCGGATTGACAATCGAGGACTTTTCGGACCAAGAGTCTCTTTATTTGGTTCCTGGGACTTATTCTTGGGTGGCACCGGCTGGTGTGACATCGGTTTGTGTTGCTTGTTTGGGCGGCGGTGGTGGTGGGCAAAAACCTTCCAGCGGTAACGGTTCCGGTGGCGGTGGTGGCGGTTTGGGCTATATAAACAACTACACCGTCACTCCGGGAAGTTCTTACACCGTTCAAGTTGGGCGTGGCGGTTACGCTTTCTCTACTTATTCTGGCACAGGAACCCCGACAGACGGAACAGACTCTTACTTTGTGAGCACTTCTGTGTGTAAGGGTGGTAAGGGTTACAGTGGTGACACCCGCACCGGAGGCACTTATGTTGGAGACGGCGGTGGTAACGGTGGGGCTGGTGGTGCCACAAACGGGTATTCTGGCGGCGGCGGTGGGGCTGGAGGTTATTCTGGTAACGGTGGTAACGGTGGGGCTGGGTCTGGTACAGGAGATTATGGTTCTGGCGGCGGCGGTGGCGGTGGTGGCGGCAACACTTCTAGCGGCGGTGGCTGGGGCGGCGGTGGTGGCGGTGTCTGGTGGTACGGCGAAGGTGCTAACGGCGCTGGTGGTGGAACAGGTGCTTACGGCATCGGTGGCGGTGGTGGCAGCGGAGGCGAAAGCGGCGAAGGGCCATACGGGAACGTTGCTGTACGCGTTTTCGGTGCAGGCGGCGGCGGCGGGTCTGCTGCGCGTTCGGCCGGCTATGGAGGCAACGGTTGGGTAAGGATAATTTGGGGTTCCGGCAGGAGTTTTCCGTCCACGAACACGGCGATGACTTACAAAACAACACCAGCCGAAGCTGTCGTCTTCAGTGTGCGATACAACACCTCTGGTTCGCCTCCAAGTTCAGTTGCTTACTCGTATCAAATGGACTCCAACATCCAGTTTCAAACACGCAGCACTTTTTCCGGCACAACAAATTCCAATTTAAATACCACTGCTTTGTTGAGCGGCAACGGTCTTTACATAACAAGTCAAGGAGCAGTCACGACTTCCACAGGATTCGCTTATGAAACAACAGCTGCAATCGGTGATGTTGCAAACATCACAACTTGTTTCACGCAGGATCAAACAAAGCGTTGGATGCAACTTGTCACTTACACTGGAAACGGCGCAAGCAGTCAAACCGTAAATCACAACTTGGGCACGACACCGGCGATGATGGTTTGGTTGCCGTACGGCACGAGTGCTGCAAAGATCACCTACCACAAAAACATGGGTGCCAATCCAGAAACAAAGTCGATGTTGCTTGATACGAATGCGGCTCCCGTTGTTTCGAGCACTTATTGGAACAACACTGCGCCAACGTCTTCCACTTTCACAGTCGGATCGGTGCCGAACGTCAATGCTGTTCAATACCGCATGTGGTTGATAGCCGATTTTCCTGGAAAAGTGAAAGTCGGTGGTTATACCGGCAACGGCACCAATCAAACAATCAACACAGGATTGAGCGGTGCCGTTCGTTCTCTTTGGATCAAAAAAGTCAATGTTGGCAGCTGGTGGTGTTGGAACGGACAAACGGGAATACCTTCTTCCGGCAACGATCTTTGTTTTGCCATAGACTTGACTGGTGCTTGGGTCTCTGGTGTTCAGAGTGTCAACTCTTCCGGAAACGATTTTATTGTCTATGAAAATGCAACAACCGCTGTCAACACCAATGGTGAAGAATACATTTATTTCGCGATAGGGACTTGACGATGCTAGAAAACTGCTCGGCAAGGTCTTTGGAGGTGTGCTGGAATCAAATGGAACTCGAATCAATCACCAAAACAGTCGGGGCGGTCAGCGCAGTCATTGCGATGGCTGGCGGCGGTTACACGCTTGCCGACAAAGTTGGTTGGCTCAAAAAAGACATCTTGACTTGGGCACCGGAACATTTCCAAATTTCCAGCGCACCGGCTTCTGGCGAGTTTACAGTTGTTGTCGCTCGTCAAAAGTTGCGAGACGATTGCGAAGTCGTCAACTTCAAACTAGAAGTCCGTGACGCAGACCATGTCGTGCACCCAGCGACACCGAGCATCGCTGTTTTCAGCGGTCCAGCTTCAGCGACGGTGGACAAGTTTGGTTACAGGTTCACCATCGAGCAAGACCACCAACAAAGAGTGGCAACAGGGACAGCGACTTTGCTGGCGCACATCAAATACAAGTGTCCAGAAGGCGAGGTTTTCGTCAACTATCCAAACCACCCAAACCTCAATTTCCAAATACAGGAGTGAACGGAAATGTTGGAAACGCTACTAGGAGGAGTTTTTGGAGGTGTGCTGCGGCTTGCGCCGGAAATCTTCAAGATCTTCGACAAGAAGAATGAGCGGTCGCACGAGTTGGCGATGCTCAACGCAGAAATGGAGTTCACCCGTCTGCGCGGCGAAATCGCCATGCGACAAACTGAAGCCGCCATGACCGTGGCGGAACTGGACACAATGGCCGAGGCGTTCAAGGAACAAAGCCGCACGGCGTCCAATGCAGGGAGGTTCGTTTCTGCGATCTCTGCTCTGGTGCGTCCGTTCGTGACTTACCTGTTCGTTTTCTTGTTCGCGGCGGTGAAGGTGGCTGGTTACTTGATCGCGTTGCAACAAGGCGGCGAATGGAAGACCGTTCTGGTCGAGTTGTGGGGTGTCGACGACATGGCCGTGCTCAACATGATCCTTTCGTTCTGGTTTGTGGGTCGGGTCTATGAGCGCACCCGTAAATGAAGCGGTCGAAATCGCAGCCTCTCTTTGCCGACCCTTTGAGGGGTTGCGCTTGAAACCGTACATCTGTCCGGCTGGCTATCCAACGATCGGCTACGGCACGGTCTACAAGCCGGACGGCACGACCGTGACGATGAATCACCCGCCGATCAGCAAGGAAACTGCTGAGGAGTGGCTGATGCACGAACTTCGAAAGACCTACGTTGCAGGTGTTTTGAAGGCGTCGCCGCACTTGATTGCGTATCCAAAAGTCTTGGGTGCGCTCGGCGATTTTGCCTACAATCTTGGTGTTCCGCGATATCGCGCTAGCACTTTGAAGGGCAGAATCGACGAGAAAGACTGGGACGGAGCGAAAGAGCAGCTGATGCGCTGGGTTCGTGGAGGAGGTCGGGTTCTGCCAGGATTGGTAAAAAGAAGGAAGGCAGAATGTGAAATCTTCTGAAATCGCTTGTCTTTTACAGACTTTCGAGACTATAATTAACACAAAACGGCGCATGCTGTATCAGCTGCTTGAACCTACGGAGTGGTCATGGCATACAGTATGACATATGACAGCTTGCTGACAGACGTGCGCCGTTATCTTGAACGCGGTTTCACCGCTGAAAGTGACGAAATCGTCTATCAGCAATTGCCTCGCCTAGTTACACTAGGTGAGCGTCGCATTGCGCGCGAACTAAAGATCCAAGGATTCATCCGCGCCGTGCAAACCCCGCTGACCGCTGGAGTGGCGGTCTACATGAAGCCAGATCGTTGGCGCGACACCATCTCCATGACTGTGGACGGTTCGCCGATCTACGCACGCTCCTACGAGTATTGCCGCAGCTACTGGCCGGATGAAGCTGAAACAGGCTCTCCAAATTTCTACGCCGACTACGATTATCAGCACTGGCTGATCACGCCGACGCCGGATTCTGCCCAAACATTGGAAGTTATGTACTACGAACAACCAGCGTTGCTGGGCGATGATTCTCAAACCAACTGGCTCACCGAGTATGCACCCGACTTGTTGACTTACGCGACACTGTTGGAGGCGACACCGTTCTTGAAAAACGACGAGCGCATCCAGACTTGGCAGGCCATGTACGACCGTGCAGCGCAGGCATTGAACGGCGAAGACCTCAAGCGCATCATGGATCGTTCTGCAAATAGGAGTGAAGCGTAATGCCAATCTACACAGACGTGTTCGGCGGCGCGAACATCTATCCCAGCGAAATAAGCTACAGCGCAATCTCGCTAACGGCTGATGTGACGCTGAGTTGGCCAGAGGAAACTTCCACCAACACCAACCTAGCCACTCGCATCATTGACGTAACGCCTTCGACTGCTGGCCTCAACATCATTTTGCCAGACGCTGACAAAACCGGCACGGGCAACACGATCCTCTTCAACAACCGTGGTGCGCAGACTTTCACGGTCAAGAACGCAGACGGCGTGCAAGTCGTTAGCATTGCGGCTGGGACGCTTTGGCAGGTTTACGTTGCAAGCAACACCACTGCTGCTGGCACGTGGCGCTCTCTTCAGTACGGCGCGACGACTTCGACGGCTAACGCTTCTGCGCTCGCCGGGACTGGCATCGTGGCAGTTGGTGCGTTGCTCAGCCAGTCGGTTCCGGTCACTCAATTCAATTCGAACTTCACCACGACGCTCGCCGACCGAGCGAAGATGTACAACTGGACGGGCGGTGGCGGCACGTTGACGTTGCCGGATCCTTCGGTCGTTGGCAACAACTGGTTCATGTATCTGCGCAACTCTGGTTCTGGCAACGTCAATGCTGACGCTCCTGGCCTGACGACGATCGACGGTGACTCTTATTTGGCATTCCAACCAGGAGAGTCCGCCATCATCGCGTGCGACGGCTCGAACTTCTACACAATCGGCTTCGGTCAGTCTGCAGCGTTCGCGTTCGATTACACTGTGATCGACATTTCTGGAACCGGCACTTACACGCTGACCGGCACCGAGTTGAATCGCGTTTCCTACCGTTTCACGGGAACGCTGACCGGCAACCGCATCGTGGTCGTGCCAGCAACCGTGCAACAGTATTGGGTTGACAACCAGACAACCGGAGCCTACACTCTCACGATCTCGCCTTCTGGAGGCGGGACCAGCTTCGTTGTTTCTCAAGGCGAGCGCGTGATACTTTATTGCGACGGCACGGACGTGCTGAACGCAGCAACGCAGGGCATTTCTGTTCCTCTGACTATTGCAGAAGGAGGCACAGGCGCGACGACTTCTGGTGCAGCATTGATCAACCTTGGAGGCACATCGGTCGGCATTGGTGTTTTCACTGCAGCTGATCAAGCCGCAGCATGGGCCGTGCTTGGATCCATTCCTGCTGGTGCTGTTAATGGGGGCTCGTTCTGATGCCTGAAAGCACCATCATCCTGCGTTCCAATCCTGGAATAAAACGGGACGGGACCAAATTCGAAGGCGACCACTACACCGACGGCCAGTGGGTTCGTTGGCAGCGCGGTTTGCCTCGGAAGATGGGCGGCTATCGCGCAACGCAAAAGTACCTCTCAGAAATCAGCCGTGGGTTCAGCAACTTCACACAGCAGACGTACATTTACTGCCACTCTGGCGGTGCGACGAAGATGGAGCGTTTCACGCTGGATTCCACAGCCAACAGTTCCATCGTAACGGATCGTACGCCGGTCGCAGCACCAGCAAGCTGCACGGTCACGCTCGCGGCGGGTGCGGCAGGTTCTGTGGACAGCATCACGATCAACAGCGTCAACGTCATGTCGGGTGCAGTTTCGTTCACGACAGATCTCGCCACAACGGCAGCGGCGGTCGCAGCCAACATCACGGCTCACACGTCCACCCCGAACTACACGGCAACTTCTGCAGGCAACGTCATAACGATAACGGCAGACGACAACGGCTCTGGCCAAAACGGCTACGCAGTGGTGACCAGCACCACGACGATCGTTGCAACCGACACCGACATGGACGGCGGGTGCGATGCATACGTCACCAGTGCGAACAACATGTGGATGTTCGATTATCAGTACGACTCGTCTACCAACCAAAACTACATCATCGCTCAAGTGTCGCCGAACTTGGAGTGTTCGTGCAACGACGAAGGCGGACAAATTTTCTTCGGTGAGGTGCTCGGCACCGCGCCGTTCCAGAGCGTCAACCTCCCTCCAGACGCCAACTGTACGGGTGGGATCGTTTCACTCCACCCGTACCTTTTCTACTATGGCACGGACGGAATCGTCGGTTGGTCGAAGCCGGGAGAACCGACGAACCTCACCGACCTAGCGGGCGGTGCAGGGTTGGCTCGGGTTTGGGGCCAAAAGATCATCAAAGGCATGCCGCTGCGAGCCGGTTCTGGTTCCGCACCCGCTGGCATCTTCTGGGCGTATGACGCCGTCATCCGTGCGACCTTCACCGGCGGCGCGACGACGTTCCAGTTCGACGTGGTTGCGACCGACACCTCGATCATCTCGCCGAACAGCGTGGTGGACTACGACGGCGTTTTCTTCTGGTGTGGTGTTGATCGGTTCTTGATGTTCAACGGCGTCGTGCGGGAAGTCCCGAACACGATGAACCTGAACTATTTCTTCGACAACATCAACAAGCGCCAAGGCATGAAGGTCTTCGCCTTCAAGGTTCCTAAATATGGCGAGATCTGGTGGTGCTATCCTCGTGGCGATGCGACCGAATGCACGCACGCCGTTGTTTACAACGTCCGCGAGAACACTTGGTACGACACCGAGTTGCCCAACGAAGGTCGAGCAGCCGGTCAGTTCAACAACTCTTTCCGCGCTCCGATCCTTGCTGGAACACAAGCAACGAACAACGACTATCGCGTTTGGGTGCACGAACAAGGCTACGACGAATTTGATGGGTCCAACATCTCCCCGATCAAGTCCTACTTCGAAACGGCAGACCTTTCCAACCTCGTTCAAGGGAAAAACCAATACGTGCGCATCACGCGCATCGAACCCGACTTCGTGCAAAATGGCCCAATGACGGTGCAAGTGACCGGTCGTGCCAATGCACGCGCTCCAGAAGTTTACAGCAGCTTGTTCACTTTTGTTGATCCTAGCAACATCGTTGAACCGCAACAGCAGATCGTTATGTTGAAAGAACAGCGCAGGGAACTTCGGGTGCGGTTTGAAAGCGATGCTGTTTATGGCAACTACCAAATGGGACAGATCATCGGTCACATATCGACCGGAGACGGGACGGTGCTGGGATGAGCCTTCGAGTCACTCTTCCGACCGGAATGGGGTTGCGCGACTGGGCAGACCAGATTGCACTCGACCTCGACCCTTATGGCGCGTTCGGTCGGTTGGATGCCGAAGATCAGTGGCAGAATTGGGCGATGCAGTTTTTGAACAACATGACCTTGAAAGAAAACATTCCGGTTCCCTACAACTTTGAAAACTGGCGGGAATGGGCTGAAAGGTTCTGTCAGGTGTTGGAATGAGAGTGATCGGGTTCGTGAAAGAGGAAGAGGCTGAACAATGGGCAAGAAAGAAGTTGGGTTTGGAGCACGCGCCGGAGTTTTTCCGAGCGTTGAGTGCTGTGGACGAATCCAACGAATTCATGTGCGTTGTGGTGATGACGAACTTCAGTTCAACGAACGTCGACGTAAACATCGCGATGGACAGTAAAAAGATGAGACCAAAGGCAACAATCGAGATGTTCAATGAGGTGTTCGGCTTTTTGTTCGACCGGTTGCACGTCTTGCGTGCGACAGGTTTGACAGACAGCGAAAACAAGTCTGCGCAGCGAATCATTGAGCACTTTGGGTTTAAGTTAGAAGGCGTCATGCGCAAAGCAGCAGTGCGTGGACGCGACCTGATGGTCTACGGTTTCTTGGCCGAAGAGTATCAAAATCACGCTTGGCGGAGAGGTTAAAATGCAGATCAGAAACGCAATCATGGAGATGGCCAGCGGCGACCCCTCGTTCGCTCAAGGCGTCAATGCAATCGAAGCCCAGCTTGGCGCAACACCGATTGTTCCTGAAGACCTCGACGAAGCGATCAAGCTGCTCGAATTCGTGCTGCAAAACCCCGACCGCTACGAAGAAGTCGTAGCAGCGGCAATCCGTGACGGCATCATCGACGAGGGCATGGTGCCGCCGCAGTTCGATCAGGCGTTCATCGTTTCGCTCTTGATGGCGTTGTACGGTCTGCAGGATCGCACCGCGCAGAAGATGGCGCGTGGCGGATTGACTTACGCCGGTCGCCGTGCGATGACCGGCGGTCAAGGCGGCGACACCGAGTTGGTGCACGTCAACCGTCGCGAAGCCGAGATGCTGCGTCGCATGGGCGGTCAGGGAACAATCAACCCAAACACCGGTCTGCGTGAATACAAAAGTCTGAAGAAGGTTCTTGGCGCGGTGCTGCCAATCGCCGCTGCGATCTTTGTTCCTGGTCTGGGTGCTGCAATCGGCAGCGCGTTGGGTGCTTCTGGTATTGGCGCGTCGATGCTGGGCAGCGCGATCATCGGCGGTGCTTCTTCCGCACTGACTGGTGGCAACGTCCTGCAGGGCGCACTGATGGGCGGTCTCGGCGGCGGCTTGGGTGGCGTGGTCGGCGGCGCGGCAAACAGCGCACTCGGTCTCGGTCTGGGTCAAACCGGTCAAGCGATCCTCGGCAGCGGTTTGGTCGGAGGTTTGTCAGGATTGGCCACAGGACAGGGATTCCTCAAGGGCGCAGGCCAAGGTGTTCTCGGCGGCGCAATCGGCGAACTCGCTGGCGGTGCGGCTGGTCCCACCGCTTTCCAACAAGGAATCAGTTCGGCTGGTCGGACATTCGGTCAAGCACTCACGGCTGGCTACGACCCGAAGACCGCAGCCGTTGCTGGCGGGTTGAGCGGGTTGGCCGCAGGCTTGACTTACAAACCTTCTGACGCTGCTGTGAACAACCTGCGCACAGGGGAACAACCTGCAGCCGCTGGCGAACCGGTGGAAGTCCGGCTGCCCGACGGGACAACAACGACCAACGTTCCTGGAACCCAAGGCGTCAACGCTGCTGGTCAGACTGGAACCTATCAGCTGAACCCGCAGACCGGTGCGATAGAATTCAAGGTGGCTCCTGGAACATATCAGTTCAATCCGCAGACCAACGCTGTCGAATGGACTGCGGCAGAGCCGACGTTCTGGCAACGGGTCACCGCTGGTGGTCCGTTAGCCGAAACCGGTGCTTCTGGAGCGACTGGCGCGCAAGGAAGCACTTCTCTCGGCGGACTCGGCAAAGTTGCGTTAGCCGCTACGGCACTGAGCGGATTGGCAGAGGCTCCGCCTGAAGTTCAACAAGCGGTTTCAACGCTTTCTCCAGAGCAACAAGAATATTTCAATCGTCCAAGTGTTGCTTGGGACTGGAATAAGTTGCAAAATGACGCTAACGCCAACAACATGAGCCTCAGCCAATACATGGCGCGCAACTGGAACAACATCGCATCGGGCCAATACAACATGGCTACGGCTCCTCCTCCTGGAATGGCGCGTGGCGGCTACCACATGATGCCGGACGGTTCGATGATGCGCAACTCTGACCACATGATGGCCAATGGTGGTGCGCTCAACGCGATGGCGCGGTTCGCACGAGGCTCTGGTTCTGGTCGTGACGACACGATCAACGCTCGCCTCTCTGACGGCGAATACGTCATGGACGCAGAAACGGTCGCAATGCTTGGGGACGGCTCCAGCGAGGACGGCGCACGCAAGTTGGATGCGATGCGGTCTCAATTGCGCAAACACAAAGGCAAGACAATGGCCAAAGGCAAATTCAGCCCTGACGCCAAGTCCCCGCTGGCTTACATCAAAGGAGTCGCATAATGGGCAGCATCTTTCAAGGCACGCCGCAAACTGCCACTTCGTATGCGACGTCTTCGACCGAAACACCGAAGTGGATGCAAGACGCCATCTACAATCAGGTGCAGTGGGCGCAAAACATCGCCAACACCCCCTATCAACCTTACGAGTTGCCGACGGTTGCTGAACTTTCGCCGTTGCAACAGCAAGCCTACGCCAATGTCGTCGCCAACCAAGGCTCTTGGGCACCGGCGATGGGCAAAGCGCAAGCCGGAATGGAAGGGTTCAGCACCAAAGGCACAGCCGATCAGTTGCGTCAAGAACAAGGGCAGTATTTGCGCCAAGACTTGGTTGGCAAAGGTCTCGATGCCGGACAGGAATTGTTCGGCAGAGCCGGTGGAATGGACGTTGTCGGAGCGGCACAGCCTTACCTGAGCCGAGCCGGTGAAATGGACGTTGTCGGAGCGGCACAACCTTACCTAAATCAAGCAGGAACGACGACCGCGCAGGCGCTGTCTGAGCGTGCGTTGGCGGCGGCTTCGCCTTATCTTCAGGGTGCTGGTCAAACTGCGGCGAGCCAAGTTGGCCAGTACATGTCGCCTTATCAGCAAGGTGTGTTGGACGTAATCGCCAAGCAAGGCGCACGCAACCTGACTGAAAACATTCTTCCTGGGGTTTCAGACGCCTTCATCAAAGCCGGTCAGTTCGGCTCCAGCCGAATGGGTGAGATGGGCGCACGCGCTCTGCGGGATACGCAGGAAGCTGTCCTCAACCAGCAGGCTCAGGCGGCTCAACAAGGTTACGGCCAAGCGATGCAAGCTGCTCAAGCAGACCTCGCACGCCAAGCGCAACTGGCCGGAACGGTCGGCAGCATCAGCGGTGCAGACCTTTCCCGCATCATGCAAGGCGGTGCGCAGTACGGCAACCTCGGGCAGACAGCCGGTCAGCTGACGAGCCAGCAGATGCAGAACCTCGCCAACCTCGGGCAGACCAGCGGTCAAGTCACCAGCCAGCAGATGCAGAACCTCGCCAACCTTGGTCAGGCACAAACGCAAGCTGGTCAGGCGCAACAGCAATTCGGTCTCAACGCCGCGCAACAGGCTCAACAAGCGCAGGCGCAAGACTACCAGCGTCAGATGACCGCGTTGCAGCAAATGGCTGCGATGGCTCAACAGGAACAGGGCATGCGTGCGGCAGACGTCGCCGCGCTGGAAACCGCTGGCGCTGCTCAACAGGCACAACAACAGCGTCAGCTGGACGCCGCGCAAGCGCAGTACCAAGCCGAGCAGCTTTACCCGAAACAACAGATGGATTGGCTCAGCACGCAGGTTCGCGGTCTGGCTCCGATCACGCCACAAACACAAACTCAGTCTTCAACGACCACGGGTGCGACTTACTCGCCATCGCCGCTTTCACAGCTGGCAACAGGCTTGTACACGTACAAAGGTCTGAGCAGCCTAGGTTAAGGAGCCGTCATGGGATACGAACTCACCAGATTGATGAAGCAATACGGGGTCGCATCCCCGACCATGGCCAGCGCACCGCAGATGCCTGGATCGCCGCCCGTTGCGCCGACAATCGCTGACAATGCGACCACGGCTCAAAGGACACAATATGAAAAAGACCTAGAGACCTACAACAAAGACAAAGCGGCGTTCGACGAGAGCGTGCGCAAGTACGGTCTGGCGCAAAAAGAATACGACCAATACAAAAGCGCGTATCAGGATCGGTTGGCGAACACCAACATGTACAACCAAGCGCAATTCAGCACGACCGGTGCGAGCGTGCCCGCCATCAACACCTTGTCGGACATGCAGAAGCGTGCCATGGGTTATGGCACTCCGCCGACTGTCGCGCCTGCTCCTGCGGATTACTTGAATTCTGACGCCTATAAGAAGTTTCAAAAAGATCAAGAAGGCGCTGTCGGAACGATGGACATGTACGAGTCGCCTTATTTTGGGATGTTCACCTCAGGATCTATAGGTCGTGCGCAAGACGCAGCATATGAAGAGTGGTTGAAAGCCAACCCGACGCAAGTGGTTCCAGCCTCTAAGAGCGGGTTCGGCATCGGTCAAGAAGCCGCCAACAAGAACATCCGCGACTGGATGGCGGCTAACCCCAACGTATCACCGGCTGAGTTCGCTGACATAAAGCAGCGTTACGGCGTGAACGACTACGACATTCGCAACGCGATGGGAACCGGCACGCAGTACGGCACGCCGCAGTGGACGGACACCGTCAATGCTCCGATTTACGACACGGCTCCGATCTCTCTGGCTGGGAAATCCCCGCAGGAAATTGCCAACTGGTACCTCGGTCGGCGTGACATCGGTTACACAGACGCAGACTTGCGTGCTGCTGGCGAGAAGACTTTCGGCAAACTGCCAGAATCGGCTTGGCGAGACATGCTCAGTGCTGCGTATCCTCAATACGTCAATCCTGTGAATTCTGCTTACGCTCAACTTGGGCGCAGCGGTTTCGGCACCAACATCAATCAGATCGACGACTCTGGGTACAACTATTGGTTGAACCAACTGAGCAGCGGTGCTGTGAATCCAGAAGGTCTGAACGCTGCAGTTTACAAAGCCGGAGTGGATTGGAACCCCGCTCAGGGAGACGCTTACGACCTCAGCAATGTCCCGCAAAACTTCGATTGGACTTATTACGTCAATAACAACCCCGACCTTCCTGGGGCAGGAATCGACACCCTCCCTGAAGCGCAGATGCACTACGCTGCATACGGCATGAACGAAGGTCGTTCTCCTTACGAAGGTTACGTCAAGCCGATGCCAGACATCGGCACGGGTTCTCCGAACCCTCAATACGATTCTTTGTCGAAAATGACACTCGATGGAAAACCGATTTCCAGCAGCATTGTCGCTGGAAATCCGCTTTTCAAAACCATCCTCGGCTCTTATGGAGATGGATACCTTGGACAATATAGAAAAGGAGGCCAAGTCCGTGCATACGCAGAAGGCGGTGCAGTGAAAGGCTATCAAGACGGCGGTCTCGAAGACCGTGGCATCGTCGATCCTGAAACAGGCGCGATCGTTTATCCTGTTCCTGAACAGCCTAAAATCACCAGCCGTCCGATCTACAACGATCCGGTTCTGGAAGGCGCGGCGAGAGCGATTGACCGAGCGCGCACAAATGACGCAAACATTCCGGCTCCTGCTGTGGCGGGAACCCGTAGCGTCGCTGCTGCCGCACCGCCACTCGATGCGCGTGCAGCCGCTCTGCAATCAATGCTCGACAGGTATGGGCCGAGAGACGTTGATTACGGCTCTCAAATAACTGAGGCTCGAACTCGCGCGGCTGACGAACAGCGAGCGTTCGAACAGATGTTGCGCGCACAACTTGAGTCTCCCGAGGACGCAGCTTCTTCCAAAGCTGAAATGTACTTCCGCCTTGCAGCTGCATTCGGTTCGCCGACCAAAACAGGGCACTTCACAGAGAACCTTTCGCTGGCTGGCAAAGAAATGGCTGAAACAGCCAAATCACAGCGCGAGTCCCGTGCCAAGAAGTTGGGCATCCGGATGGAACTGCAGAAGATGAAGATGGACGCCGCAAACAAAGAGCTAGACACTTTGCGTGCGTTGGAACAAGAAGGTGCTCGCGATCGCCGCGCCATCGCGCAAGAAATGATTCGCGAATACATCGCTTCCGGCAAACCGCAATCCACCGCTGGCAAAACAGCCGTGGACATGGGTTTTACGCCAGGAACACCAGAGTTCAACGCGAAAGTTGAAGAGTTGGCGGCTTTGGAAATCCAGCGGCAAACCGCCTTGATCAACGCGCAGTTGGCTTCCGCTGCAGCGACCACTCAGCGTGCCGGTCAAATGTCGCCGACCGAGATCAATCTGCGCACCGAAACCGAGAACAATATCGCCAACATCGATCAAGCAATCAGAGATGTTGCCGAGGCTTATCGACTCAACCCCAACAGCTACGCTGGTGGTTGGCTCGATCGCGGTCAGCGTTGGTTGTATGAAGTCGCTGGTTCTGATGATCCGCGCATCGTCAACACTCGCCGCATCGACAACTTGCTGGGTGCACAGGCTCTCAGTTCGTTGCGTGCGATTTTCGGCGGGAACCCGACCGAAGGTGAACGCGCCATCTTGCTGGAGTTGCAAGGTATCGGTTCTAGGTCGCTGGAAGAGCGTCGGCAAATCATGTTGCGTCTGGCCGAAGTGTTGGAAGATCGCAAAGCGTCGGCACAAACGCGGCTCGACAGAATTCTCAGCGGTGCATACCGCACCTACACGCCGCTCGAAGGAGAACAATGATGGGAGACGCAGCAAATTTCACCCGTGCTTTGCTCGGTCAAGGTCTTGGGATGGGTTGGGGCGACGAAGCCGAAGCGTGGCTTCGTTCCAAGATCGGCGAAAAGACTTATGAAGAAAACCTCAGAGACATCAACCGCGAATACGCCGAATACGCTCAACGCAACCCTCTCCTGACGGCTGGCACTGAATTCGCGGGTGGTGTGCTGCCGATGGTCGCCTCTTACGCCGCAACGCCATTCACAGGCGGTGCTGCAGCACCCGCCGCTGCTGCGACCACGGCTCGAACGGCTGGCGCATTGGCGCGGTTGGCTCAAAACCCAGTGGTGCGCGGTGCTTTGACTGGCATGGGAACAGGCGCAGTGGCTGGTGCAGGAACTGCTGAACCAGGAAGACGAGGCGAAGGAGCGGTGGTCGGCGGAACGGTCGGTACTATTGTTGGTGGCGGTGCACCGGTCGTGATCCGAGGAGCCGGCAACGCAGCGGGTTGGCTGCGCGACCGCCTCGCTCCGAGCGAGGAAGCCATCCGTCGAGGCTCGACACGCAGGGTTAACCGTGCTCTTGAACAGGCTCGGGAAGGCGCAGGCATGACGCCGCAAGAAGCCGCAGATGTCGTCGCCGCTGACCGCGCTCGTGGCATTCCGTCAACGCTCGCGAACGTCGATCCGTCGATGGTGGACTTGGCTGAAACCGCTGCGCAACGCACAGGCGTTGGTGCACGGCAAATTGAAGGAACTCTCGGCAGGCAGACATCTGGTGCGAGAGAGCGCGTCTACGGGCGCGTGCGCTCAGAAATCAGCGGCGGAAACTACTACGACGACGAAATGCGCATGGTGGAAGAGTTGCGCAATCAGGCTCGCACGCTTTACGACGACGCGTATGCATTCGGTGAAGTGAGCGACCCAAGGATCAGGCAAATTCTTGAGTCTCCGCAATTCAGAAGTTTCTACAATCGTGCGCGCGAAATCGCCGACAACGAGCGTTTGGCTGCTCAGCTGCGCGGCGAAGACACCAGCCGCTTCGACCTCAACCCGATCTACATGGTTGACTCGGAAGGCAACGCCGTCGTGCAACGCATCCCTGACGTGCGCACGCTCGATTACATCAAGCGCGGCATCGACGCAACGATCGAACGCGGTTTCGATGGCAAAGGTCTCAGTTCCGCTGAAGCCAGTGCCTTGCGCCAGCTGCGTCGTGAGTTTGTGAACGTTATAGACGAAGCGACCATTGACCCGAACACCGGAGTTTCTGCTTACGCACAAGCCAGAGCAGGTTACGCCGGTGACATGGAGGTGCTGGACGCACTGCGCGCAGGGCGCAACGACTTCAACCGCCTCGACCACGAGGAAATCGCTCGCATGATTCAAGACATGAGCGAAGCTGAACGCGATGCATTCCGCACGGGTGCTGTGCGTAACATTTACGACCGCTTGATGGATCCGTCCGGCAACATCAACGCCGCGCAACGCATCATCGGTTCGCCGGAATACGCAGCCAAGATGGCACCGTTGTTTGATTCGCCTGCGCAGTTCGACCTGTTCCGGTCGGCGATGCAGCGCGAGATGCAACTGTTCCAGCAATCCAACCGCATCCTTGGCGGTGCAGCGACAGCCAGACGCACGCAGGCACGTGGTGCTTTCGAAGAAGGCACGCCGGTTGGGGAAGTTGTGGCCGACACGATCACCGGTACGTTCGGAGGTTCGTTGACAAACCTTGTTGCGCGCATCGCTCGTAGCGCGACGATGACAGACGACATTGCAACAGACGTTTCACGCATGTTGATGTCGAGCGATCCGACCGAGGTTGCCGCCGCTGTCAAGATCTTGGAAGATTATGGGCAACGAGCAGCAACCGGTGCAGCACAACTCAACCGTGCAGAAACCGGCGCGATCATGGGGACTGTGATCGCCGCTCAACCTGCCCCAACAACGGACGAAGCGCCAAATGTGGCTGAAGACATTGCCAGAGAAACTCAAACGCGCATCGACCAAGGTGGTCCAGACATTCAAGCGGATTTGGACGCGTTGCGCAGATCTCGTGCGCAAACTGCAGAGCCTCGCGGATTGAACCTGACCATCGACGAACCTGCTGATGCAGGCAACTGAAGCCATGAGGGGTCATCGCTGACCCCTGTCTCCTCGCCGCTGTTGGAACGGCGTTAAAAACCCCGCCTAGTGCGGGGTTCTTTTTCACATGTTGCAGGGCACTTCTTCACCTTTGTAAGGTGGCCATCCGGCACGCTGGTCTGGGGCGATGCCTTTGGCGGCGTCCATCTCCCAGAGACGGACCATGTCGCAGTAGTGTTGTTCTTGGCGCACGGCTTCTTCGTAGTCAGACTGGCCAGCGATGCCGATCAGCAACAAGAAACCAAAAACACCAGCGGTGTAGAGCAAAGCGTTTTTCATTCTCAGTTCTCCAAAGGTTGCCTCCCCCGAAGGGGAGGCTTGACCGACTTAGGCTGCTTCGAGCAGGCGGTTGGTGACGTTCACCTTGAGTGATGCGCGGTCGGTGAGGTGCGCACGCTCGAAGGCGCGGCTCTTGTCGCCTTTGCCACCAGCTTCATGGTCGAAGAACTGGGTCACGGCGTTCACCAGACCCCATGCGGTGCCTTTGGAGGAGCGGAAGTCGTTGCCGAGGCTCTCGCCGTCGTACAGCTTCATGATGCGGCGCAGGACGATGGACGAGTCAACCATCTCATCGCGGGTCATGTCGTCGCCTTCCTTGTTCTTCCACTCAGCCTTGAGTTCGTCGGCAACGATGTCGATCGCAAAGTCGCGGTCGATTTGCAGGTTGGCCAACTTGTCAATGTTCTGCAGGAAGTTGTCCCATGCGCCTTCAACGATGCCCAGCTGCTGCTTGACGCTGTCAGCGTGGAAGGTCGCCGAGTGCGGCACGCGGATCTGAGCGTTCTGACCTTCAGCGCCGATCGACATGCGCAGCGTGTTGTTGCAAACAACGCGGACGCTGGTCAGGTGCACGGCGGTGGCCATAGAGCCATCGCAAGAGGACGCCATGAGCAGGTAGGGCTTGATCTCGTCCTGACCCATGATGCGTGCGGCTTCACCACACTTGGCCAGTGCCCAGAACTTGCGACCGCCGAACAAGCAGCCAGCGGTTTCCATCTTGAACCCTTGGTCAGCGATCAGGTCGCGGAAGAATTCCAGAGCCTCACCAGGATGGACGATCTTGTAGTTGTTGGAAACAACACCCAGCGCACCGCTGCTGTCAGAGCGGTAGAGCACGCGGCGGTCGGGAAAGATCACGTCCTGACCCTGTGCGCCTTTGTAGACCAGCGCGGTGTCGTTGACGTTCCAGTTCATGCCAGCTTCAACACGCCACGTGTCGAGGTCTGCATCTTCGGTCAGAGCCTGACCAAGTCCGTGCCAAGGAAGCGAACCAACGTAAGCCATGTTAGCGCGGTCGTTCGTCATGTCGAGTTCGTGTGCCATTTTCATTCTCCAGTTCTAAGTTGGGTTGAGTAGGTCAATCGACCTGAGTGTATCATGCCTGAAGTTTTCACCTCAGGCAACTACTTTTTGAAACTATTTTCAGTTCTCCTCCTTCTTGGTGATTTTGTAGACCGAGATGGCGCGCATCGCACGACCGTTGGTCCAGTCGTGATTGGTGCCGTTGATGACGGTGAGCACGTGACGCTTGGTGAACATCAGGTAGGTGTTGCCGTCTGCCCAGACGTTGTTGAACCGAGCGGGGTGGTGCGTGGTCACGTTGCGGAGCACGTCACGGTGTCCTTTGGGGTACTGGTCGATGAAGCCCTGAATGCTGACACGCTCTGCTTTGAAACCAAGGTCAGCGATCGCCTTGAGGATGTCTTGGGTGTACGCGCCACGACCTTTGCGGCGACCGTTGGAGGCAAGTGCGCGGTGGGCCACTTCGTACTCTGCACCACAGGCCAGCGCAACAGCCTTGACCGAGCAGTCGTTCTTTTCACCCATCGCGTTGCTCGCTGCAACCAGTTGGTTGAATTCGCCGGTGCGGATCGAGGTGTTGATTCGTGCCATCTTCAGTTCTCCAGTTCTTCAGTTCTAGTTCGGTTGAACCCCTCAACCGTAAGTGTATTATGCCTGAGTGTTTCATAGTCGGCAACACATTTTTGAAAATATTTTCATATTTCTGCAAGTCGTTGTTTTTCAACGAGAAAACAGAGCCAAACCTTTGTCGATGATGGTGTCGGCGATGTCTTTCTTGCTCATCAGGGTGCGGATCACCACCTCGTCGATGGTGCCTTTGGCGGCGATGTTGATGTAGGTTACGTTCTTCTTCTGGCCGATGCGATGGGCGCGGTCTTCCGACTGCAGCCGGTCGCGCAAGCTGAAGTTGTTGCTGAAGTAGATCACGTAGGACGCCGCCACGAGCGTGATGCCTGTGCCACCGGCTTGCTGGTTGCCGACGAACACCTGCGCGTCGCCGCGCTCGAAACGCTCAATGGCGTCCGTGCGGTCATCCTTGTTCACGCCGCCGTGGTACTCAACGCACGGGATTCCGTCCAAGCGCAGTCGCTTGACGATGTCCTCAATCTCAACACGGTAGCGTGCCCACACGATCACCTTCTCGCCGCTTTCGACGATCTTGTTCACGCGGTCCACCAACAGGTCCAACTTGGGGTTGTCGCCTTCGATGCGCACAGGTTCGTCGGACATTGGGTGAATGTAGTAGCCAGACGTGATCTGCGCCAGCTTAGTGACGGCCACCAGCTTGTTGAACGGAGTCTCCTCATTCTCGAACACGATGCGGCACTCGTCCTCGGCTTTCTTGTAGACCTTGATCTGCTCTGGCGTCATGCTGAAGACCAGTGTCTTGTAGATTTTCTCCGGCAAGTCCAAGCATTCGCTCTTGAGCACGCGGAAGCTGTGGGGTGCGATCAGGCGCGACAATTTGTCTAGGTTGCGGTACTTGGGTCTGCCTCCTGGACCACGGGCAACAACCTGCGGCACGCCGCGCGAGTTGGTGCGACGGCGGATGTTCTCAAGCAAGGGATTCCCCTGCTGCAGCATCTCGGCGTACTCAGCCTTGAACGCATAGAAACTGGTCGTCCCGAGGATGTGCTCGTCCAAGAACGAAAACTGGCTGAAGGCGTCGAACGGTGCGTTGTTGATGGGCGTTCCAGACATGATGCGCCGCCAGTAGCTGAGGTTGCGCAACTTCATCAGGTTCTTGGTGCGCTTGGCGGTGGGGTTCTTGACGCTGTCGCTCTCGTCGCATACGATCATCAAGCGGCGTGCGCACAACCCGAACCGCTCAGCTTCGGCCATGCCTTTGGTGGTTTGCAGGGCTTCCCAGTTCATGGTCAACACTTTGAGTTCGCCGTTGGACGGTTCGTACAGCCGATCCAACTCTTCTTTTTCGGCTTTGCGCGGCGTTGCAGCCCACGCTGCGGAGCGGTACCTGACCCAGTCGGGCATGTGCTTGGGCAACTCTAGGCGCGTCCAGTTTGTGTGCACACCGTTGGGCGCGAACACCAGCACGGCGTCACAGTCTCCTGACGCCCAAAGGTCGGCGACGTTGTTGATGACGATCCAAGTTTTGCCTGTGCCCATCTCGGCCAGCAAAGCAAACACCCGCTCTCGACCGAACTTGTTCAGGCACTCTAGCTGGTGGCGGTAGGGTTTGGTTTTGAACTTAGTGTCTGGCGTAATTTGGTCCATGATTCTTTGTCCCGTACTGGTTTGGTTGTGTGCCATAGTGCGACCCCCATCAACTCATTGACGGTCATTTCATTGATCTTGTCGGCGTGCTCTCCACCGATCAGCATCCAACGCTTGTCGGTCACGATCAAGAAGTAAGCATTCCCCTCAGCCTTCATCTGCCGCAAGAACCAGTTGGTCTGCTCCTGCGACACCTTGTGGTTGGAACCGAACAGCTTGGTCGTGGCGCGGACAGGCTCCTTTGGCGACTTTTGCTCGATCCAGCACTCCACCCCGTCAGAGCAGAAGTTGATGTCGGGCATGCCGTTCACCACCACGTTCTCAACCCTGTCCAACCGGTCTCGACCTTGAGGCAGGTTTGCTTTCAACACCTTGTAATCGTTGCTTTCAGCCATCGAGCCTCCGCCACTTGGTGATGAACGCATAGCGAATGTTGTTGAAGAACTTGGCTCGGATCATCAGGTGCGACCCCGTCGGCACCCGCTCCAACAACTCCCTGCCGAAACGCTCGAAGTCGTACCGGCCAATGCGACCGCCGATCGTCCCAGAGTCGTCCCGCAACCGCACGTCCACGAATTCCAGTGGTCCGGTGCCGACCTTGCCTCCGCGCTTCTTGACGTTGACCTCTTCGTTGTAGTTGCGAGCGTTCTTGTAGATCAACTCGCCGAGGAACACGCGCTCTTCGTTGTGGCGGATGTTTTCCAGATCCTTGATCTCGACAACGTCGCTGGCGATTCCGTGCGTGGACGGATCCTCGTACAAGTGCAGGTAGTGGCGACGGAACGGAAAGATGTCGGCGAAAATGTTCTCAGCCTTGTCGATGTCTTCGCGCTGCTTGTCGGTGAGCGTGCCGGAGTTGCGTGCTTCGATCAGCTTGGCGGCTTTGCTTTCGCCGATGCCTTTCAACGCCATGAACCCGCCGTAAAGCATTCCGTCCTTCGCCGACCAATTCATCTCTGACTTGTGCAGGTCGAACGGCACGTACTCGATGCCTTCACGAACCATCTCGCGCAGCAACTCGACCGCGCTGTCTTCGTCCTTGGCGTTGCGCAGGTTGGCCGCAGCAAACTCCAGCGGGTGGTGCGCCTTGAGATACGCTGTCCAGTAGCTGATCACAGCATAGCTGAACGTGTGCGCTTTGTTCATCTGCCAAGCACCCATCGCGTTGATGGTTTCCCAAGTGGCGCGTGCTTCGGGTTCGCCGATGCCTTGGCTCGCCGCTCCGTCCTTGAACTTGGTCCAGTAGGTGTCGAAGAACTCCTTGCCCATGCGCTTGGACATCGCCTTGCGGATGGTGGATGTTTCCTTCCAGTCGAACTTGCCGATCTCGCGCACGATGGCGAGCGTTTGCTCTTGATAGACAGGCAGTCCGTAGGTCTCCTTCATGTGCTCTTCCACCAGCGGGTGGATGGGCGTGTAGGCTTCGCCTTTCTTGCGACGAACGTACTTTTCAGTCACGCCACCGCCGAAAGGTCCAGGACGCGCCAGAGCCGTAACCGCGTCGATCTCGACAATGGTCTTGAAGTCGATGTCGCGGCTGATGGCTCGCAGAGCGTTGCCTTCAAACTGGAAGATGCCGCAAAGCCGACCTGCGTTGAACACGTCGTAGGTCTTCTCGTCATCGAACGGCAAGCTGTACCAGTCGATGCCCAAGCCGCTGTCTTCAAGCACGCCGAGCGTTCGCAGACCGAGCACGTCAATCTTGAGCAACCCCAGCTGTTCAGCCGCGCCTTTTTCGATGTGGGCGATGCCGTCGGCGTCCACGGTTGCGTAGTTGGTGATCTCTTCGTTACAAACCAGCAGCCCTGCGGCGTGCACACCGGTGTGGGACGCGTGACCTTCCAAGAGCATGGCGGCTTTGGCTTGTGGGTATTGCTTGATGAACTCTTGTCCAGGAGTGGTTTCGTTGAACGTGTCTTCCAAGCAGTTGTTGGCGCGTGAGTCGGCGGACGACCGCTCGATCATTGCAACCTTCACCGCACCGGTCGCCTGCGCAGGGATGTTCAACGCCTTGCACACCTGAATGAGCGCAGACTTGGGGCGGAACTGACCGATGGTGCCGATGTGGGCGACGTTGGTCGCGCCGTACTTGTCGGCCATGTATTCGAAGACCATGTGACGCTTGGAGTCAGGGAAGTCCAAGTCGATGTCGGGCAGGTCGGTGCGGCTCACGTCGATGAAACGCTCAAAGTACAGCTTGGGCGGGATCGGGTCGATCTCGGTGATGCGGGTCAGGTAACAAACCAACGAACCAGCCGCTGAACCGCGCGATGGACCAACAAGCATGTGTTGCTTGGCGTAGTGCACCATGTCAGCGACGATCAAGAAGTACGACTCAAAGTCCTTGGACCGGATCAAGTCCAGTTCGTACAGCATGCGCTCTTCATACTCTTGCGTCCAGCGGTCTTCCATCTTGCGGAACTTGATGCCTGCGCGGCACAGTTCTTCAAGGTTGCCTGCGGTGCGCACCATTGGTGCTTGCGGCAGCTTCAACTCAGCGCATTCAGCAGCAATCTCGGCAGCTGTATCTTGATGGTCGAGCGTGTCCAGGATCCACTGCGGCGTGGTCTTGGCACCCGCCTTGGACGCCAACTCGAACACAGCGTCGTCCTCTGGGTAGGCGTAGGCGTTGTCGCCGGTGCTCACGACGCGCAACCCGTGCTGTTCAGCGATGCGCTGCTTGCGGACGTTCAGGATGCGGCTCGACGGGTTGAGGTCGACGATCGCGCCGATCTCCTTGAGGAACTCACCGTCAACGATCTCGCCAGCGAACTTCAGAATGTTGTCCGACATGTTGAGGACGTCGTTGCGGTACAGGCGCGGCAACGCACCCGTACGCGTAGGGATGGTCTGCTGGTGGCTTTTGCTGGTGGCCCTATACAACTCCCCAAGACCGTCCTTGTTCTTGGCTAGAAACCACATCCTGTGGGCCAGTTCTTCGTCCGAAACGACGCACTCAACGCCAAGCATCGGTTGGATGCCTGCAGCCTTGCATTTCTTGAACCAAGTGACGTGTCCCCACGTTGATCTGTCCACGATCGCCGCAGCTGTGCAGCCGGTTTCTTTCAGCCGCTGGATGACGCGGTCGATCGGAGCGAACGTGTCGCCGAAAGAATATTCAGTCTTGATTTTTAGATGGATCATCGGCTTTGTCCTCCTCAAACAAAAGTTCAAGGAACCCGTCCTTGGCGATGCATTCGTGCAACGCCTTCACGTCGTCCAACGCTCGGTGCGTTTGTGCCAGTGGGAACCCCATGATCCGCTCGTACAACTCCAACAGCTTGGGACGCTTGCCGAATTGCGAGTGATATTCTTGGACCGTGCAGACAACCTGCTCTGGCCACGGGAAGTCCGTGCACTCAACTCGCTCCAAGTCCAACTCCAGCATCTTCTTGTCGAACGGCGCGTTGTGCGCGATCAACACTTGCGTGTCGGTGAAGAACTCCTTGAGGTGCGGCAGGAAGTCTGTGAAGGTCGGCTTGTCTGCCAGCATTTCGTTGGTGATGCCGGTGATCTTGGTGATCTCCTCAGTGATTTCAACCTCTGGATTCAGCATCTGGTTCAACTCGCGCACCACGCCGTCTTTGTTGACGACCACAGCCCCTAGTTCGATGATGCGCGGTTGCTTGTCGAGCGGCGCGGTCTTCGGCAGAGGCAAGCCAGTTGTCTCTGTGTCAAATATTACGATGTTGGTCATTTTGACTCCTCTTTCTTTTGCGCGTCCTTCAGCCACCTGTAAATGGACCTCGACGACACTTTACATTCTGCGGCAGCCAAAACTACACTTGTGGCTTTCGCTCGATACAAGGCCTCCACTCGCACTTCGTCGCTGTAGCCGTAATCAGGGTGATATCCCAGACTCATGATCTGATTGCTCCCACTGGTTTGTTTTGCCGTTGAGATCATTTGACCTATTCCTGTGCCTGATCGATGCGCACGATGAACTTCAGGTCTACCCCAAGAACTTGCTTGGTGTCGAAGATCACGTAGTTGTACTTGCGCTTGCCAGCGATGACGGGGTTGGTGTGCGAGTCGGTGAACACCTCCTGCGCCACAGCATATCCGCGCTCATGGAAGAACTTGCGCCACTCGACCAACTCCTCCGCCGTGCAATGCATGCCGAGGTGGCTGACCGTGTTGCGACCGCGCATCAAAGAGTCAACCCAGTTCTCACCATCGGTGTAGTCAAGAACCTCGAACTCTTTGCCGCCGAACAGTTCATAGTTGAAACTGAGGTCGGCTTCATTGGTGCCTGTCTTGCCGAAAACTTTGCCGGTGGCGACAACATGGTCGTTGTGCCATTCGACCGCACCCATCTCTGAGAGAAGTACTTTGGCGCGGATAGGGTCTGCGGGTGCGATGGCGATTTGTTCAATGACGAATTTCATGGTTAGGCTCCATAGGGAAGAATGCAACCGGTGAGGTGCTTGTGGTGGTTCTTGTCTTGCAACAAGAAGGCGATGAACTCAGCAACGCGCTCTGGGGGAGTTTCCTCGCCGCAAAGCAAACCGTTCAGTTGGTATTGCTGGGCGTACTCTTTGGTCCAGCCGCGAGTCTTGACGACCTGATTGTCGATCGCATCGCTCATGCCTGTTCCTTTGAGTTTGTTGGGCGCGATGCCGAACACGGTGATGCCGTGCTTCTTGGTCAACTCACGCGCCAGTTGCAACGTCATGATGTGCGCCGCGCCTTTGGAGGCGTTGTATGCCAGCGAACACGTCATCGGCATGTGCGCCGCGTTGCTCACGATGTTTAGGACGGTGCCTTTGCTTTCGATCAGCAGCGGCAGGTACGCTTGGGTCATCTTGAAGATGCCCTTGGCGTTGACGTTCATGACTTCGTCCCACTGATCTTCGGTGAAGTTTTCCAACCAATCGATCAGGTTGACGCCTGCACAGTTGATCAGCACGTCCAGCTTTTCGCAAGCGATTCTCGGCTTCAGGATGTCGTCGCCGGAGTTGCGGTCGTAGGCGATCACTTCGTGGTTGTCTTTTTCCAACGCTTTGTAGATGGCAAGACCAAGACCCTTGGCTGCGCCGGTTACGAGAATGGTGCTCATTGCTTCTGCTCCTTTTCGATTAGGGATTGAACCATGGCTGCGTAAACTGCGCAGTCGTGAATGCTGTCGACGTGGGTTAGGTTGCTGTTGGCGAAGCGTGTCAGCTTCACGATCATCAACTCGAAAAGGTGCCACGTGTTGAAGTCTTCCTGCGTCTTCAACTCGACGCCTTCAGGGAACAACGCGACCATCACGTCGCCGACACGCTTGTAGTTGTCGCCATAGACCTTGTTGCGTTCGCGGAAGGTCTCGGCCATTTCCGCGAGGATGTCTGCTGCGTTCTTTTTCATCTGATCTTCCTTGGGTTGGTATAGGCGCACACGTTGTGGATGCAGGTGTGGTAGCCCTTGATGTTGTGATCGCGGTACATCTGCACCACGTCCTGCCGGTCGTCGTACGCGCAAAGCACATCGGTCGGATCGGCGTCCATCAGCTTGAAGAACTTGCGCAGCTGGCGCTGTTTCAAGTCAATCGATTGCGAATGGTCGTCGGTCGGGCGCATGAGCAACGCGGCGCAATCGATGCCATTGCGTTCGAGCCACTCTTGCGTGATCGCTGCGTAAAACTCTGGGCGAGCCGTGAACACGACGATCTCAGTGCCTTCCGGCAGCTTGCGCACGAGGTCTTGGTTGCCGAAAGCGTCGAACCCTGCCAACAAGTGGTACCGGTGGTAACGCTCGAAGGGATGGTCTTTGGACCAGTCGATTTCATTAATGCGCCAGCCGTCATCGCTGATGGTGTTGTCTAGATCGAAGATGGCGTACACGGTTATTTGCTCCTCTCTGCGATGCGAGCGCGGTTGGCAGAGATTGCTTCACCGTCGGGGATCCAATGGCACCACCAGTCCTTGGCAAGGATGCCGGTGGGCGGCGGCGTGTCGTAACCGACCTTGTAGCCGCGACGCAGCATCTCGCCGCGCAGCTGGTAGAAGCGTTGCGTGCAGAACGTGAGCCGCTTGTAAAAGAACTTCACGTGACCGGTGCCGAGAGTATACCGCTCTGGGGCGGTGACCTTGCGGTTGGCGTGGTAGGCTTTGGCAGCCAACGTGAACACGCGAGGCAACTCTTTCCATTCAGCCAACAGGTGTTGGCGCGACAACTCTTGCGGTGGGACGCAGTTGATCCGTGTCATGGCTCAACCTCCCTTGCGCATCTTGTCGACGATCTTGAGCAGCTTGCCCTTCTTGAGCAGGTCACCGCCGTACTCACGTTGCGCGAATTCCTCGATCTCGGCAAAGTAGTCGCGTCCCTCTTGGAACAAGAACTTCTCTGCCCATGGGTGCACTTCGAGCACAGCGTCCACCATTGCGTTGACGACCTGCTGGTACTCGCCTTGCGTGCGACCACCGGTGCGGGACTTGGCCAGATCGACGAAGGTTCGCAGGTTGAACTTGCACACGATGTTGGTGGAGATGTTGGTGGGCAGAACGCCGCGTGCGTCCTCGACCGCGTGACCCATGTCGAGCAGCTTGTTGTAGGTGTGCTTGATGACGGCGAGGCACTGGTTGACGGCTTCCATGGCGGCGGGATCGGCTTTGATCTTGTCGCTGTGGATGTATTCGAACTCTCCCATGTTCAGCACGCGCATCGTCTGCTGGGCGTAGGACGCCTGACGGGTGCGAACTTGTTGATGCGTGTACGCTCGGCTCACGCCTTCCACGAGGAACACGTAGTCCACGAACTCCCAACTGGAGGGAATCGTGTTGGCCATGTATTCCAACTCAGCCATCTTCTCGGTGTGGGACTTGGCGCGGATCTCGTCCAGCAGTCCTGGGGACATTGTCAGACGCGTCGCCTTCGTGAACATCAAGAGGTTCTCGGCGTCAGGGGTGTAGCTAATTAAAGTGACTTTCATTGCAGTTCTCCGTTCTGAGGTTTTTGCGAGGGGTGGTCAGCCCCTCGCGGTTGGGGTTACATCAATACGAATTCATGACCATCGAATTCAGCCTTGCCATCCGCTTTGAGTTTCATGCGGAACTTGATGTGGGAGCCAATCGGCAGTCCTAGCGCGACGAACGCTGCTCGCACCGACTTGTATTCGGCTTTGCCGTTAACCAGCACACCGTTGCGTTGAGAACGAGCAGCCTTCACGCCAGCGTCAGACCAGCTGGCCGCTACTGCCGTGCTGCGTGCTTCGTTCTTGGGCTTGGTTTCAACTTGGGTTTCCATAGGTTTCTCCTGAAGGGATGGGTGTGCAGCACGCGCATTCTTCAGTTGCCGGATGCCTGCTGCACGCGATGAAAACTTCTTGATGCACTTGCCGGTGAGTTGGTTGTACTCGGCAACCATCGATGAAGTGGTCATTTGGTTGATGTCAAACATAGCAGTTCTCCGTTCTCAGTTAACTCGCGCACGGGTGATCCACCCCTGCTCGTACAACTCGCCTACGGTCATGTCACCGCATTCGAGCAGCATTGCGAAATGTTCGATTGCCTTTTCTTCGCTGTCGTAGAGCGTGAACTCCGTGCGGTCGTCAAGGTCGATGTAGCAGACGTAAACTTCCATGGCCGCGCTCCTCACAGGGTTGGTTGCTGCACGGAGACCGTGTAGCCCAAGTCTCGGATCTGCGCGATTGCGCGGTCGGTGAAGGTCTTGGTGCCGATCAGGTCGGCCAGCTTGCGCGCAGTGTCGCAAACGGGATACACTGCGCGGTTGCCGAAGTTGTTGGTGATGCGGACGATGATGTTCATGGCGACCTCCTCAACCAACAACATTGAAGTGAAAGTGGATGCCGTTCTGCATGGCGACTTCGCCGACGAACACGGGGAAGAACCGTCCGTCCTCGCTCGTCATGATGAAGTGGCGCAGACCCTCGAAACCTTTCTTGGCAACAGCTTTGCGGGCATTGTCAGCGGTGGCATAGGTCTTCGGGGCGGTGATGGTGAATTCGCGGTTCATGGTGTTCTCCAGTTCTTCAGTTCTCCGGTCACGTCGACCGTAACAGTATTATCCAACATATTTTTCTGTCCGGCAACATTTATTTTGCATTCGCTCGCATGCGGTCGTAAGTCGTTGTGTTCATTAGCTTTTTCAACACTGCCACGTCCTGAATCACGTCGTCTAGGAGCAGGTTGCGCCACGTTCCGAACCGTCCGAGGCTGAAGATGTTGTGCTCGTGGGTGAGGTAGAAGATGAACTGCTTGCGCCAGGAGTCGTTGATCTTGGCGATCTTGCCGTAGCGTTGTGACACCTTCTCTATAGGCACGCAGTCGCGCTCGCTCAACCCGAACGCTTCGAACAGTGGGTAGTCGTCAGAGGCGTCCACGTACTCCGCGATGAGCAGGTCGCCAGTGATGCTGGCGCGGTACAAACTGGTTTCCAGTCCTGGGAAGTACACCGTCTGAAACACATCAGCGTTCGGCACGCGCCACCGCCGCACCGTGATCGCCTCGTGGCTGAAGGTTGGTGCTGATTCAATGAACTCGCGGCTCAGTTCGTTGGCCATGAACTTGACCATCACGTTCATCGGGAGCGTGCTGATGGCCGGTTCTTTTTCGGTCAACACCTCCTCACGCGTCAAGGCGTGGTTCCAAGTGATGCGACCGGCGCACCGCTCGATCAGGAGGCTGATGAAGTCTTCCGGTGCGATGAACCGCTCGGACGTTTCGAGGTTCCAGATGCTGCGGTCAGCCAACCGCCCGATCACTTTGCGCGAGTACCAGTTGGCGAGTTGGATGCTCGGCGCAACACTCTTGCCGTCCAGCCACAACCCCTTGTGCACCTTCACCTTGCGGAAGTCGATGCCGACCGCGTCTCCAACGGCTGAACTCCTGAACCGCAAAACAGCCTTGTGCTGACCGGTGTTCTCTGGCGACGCTTCGAAGAGACGCGCCTGTTGAAACATGCATCCGGCGAGCAAACCCGCGATGCCAGCACCATAGATCTTCATGTTATGTTCTCCGTTCTGAGTTCAGTCACGTTATTATGACGCAGTCCTGCAACGATGGCAACTTATTTTTGCATCACAAGAAATAGTTTGCCTTCTTGGCGAAGACGACCGATAATATCAGAGCCGAAAATAACCGTTGCGAAAGTTTGAAGACCACGGCATACTCGCAACACCAAACTGGAGAACTGAAGAATGCCGAAAGTTTACATAACACAAGTGCCGAACCGGCGCGACCCTGAGACGAACACATTCGTCCCTACGGTCAACATTGCTCCCGCAGCTGAACACGGTGAACCCGTGATCCTCATGCCTCCTCGGTCGTCGTTCTTCGCGACGTCGGACTTGGTGAAGCAGCTGCGTGAGAAACTAGAGCACTACGACTACGAAGCTGGCGACAGCATCGTGGCCATGGGCGACCCCGCTGTCATCGCTGTTGCTTGTGCACTGCTCGGCAAGTTGCACGGGCGGTTCCAAGTGTTGAAGTGGGACAAGAATGTGGGGCGGTACATACCGTCACACGTGAGTGTTTAACTGAGAAAGGAGAAAGTAGGATGTCTATCACACTAGACGAAATGACCGCCTTGGCTCGCGCCTTGGTGGATGCGGACTCGGCTGTTGAAGAGGCTGAAGCCGCGCTGAAGCACACCAAGGAGGTTGCGCGCATCTTGCGCGAAGAAACAATCCCCTCGGCAATGCAAGAACTGGGCATCGAGAAACTTGAACTCAGCACCGGTCAGAAGATCACCATCTCCCAAGAGGTGTACGCTTCCATCCCAGCTGCGAGCAAAGACGACGCTCACCGTTGGCTGGAGGCGAATGGGTTCGGCGGCTTGATCAAGGTCGGCGTCACCACCCAGTACGGCAAGGGCGAACGCGACGCCGCTCTCACGTTGTTCCGTGACCTTGTTGGTCGCGGTCTCAGCGCCAAGTTCGACGAGAGCGTTCACCCTCAGACGTTGAAGGCGTTCCTCAAGGAACAAATTTCCTCCGGCAACAACGTGCCGCTGGAACTGTTTGGTGCGCGTCCTGTCTGGACCGCAAAGATCAAGTAACCCAACTCTCAAGGAGAATCATCATGGCTACAAAACCCAAAACCGATGTCGCAGTGAAAGACGACAAGAACCTCCCGATGGCAATGATGGCGGACATGGCCGCCGACGCTGGCATGGGGCTGGAAGGCGCGGACAAAGACTCGTTCGCAATACCGTTCATCGCGATGCTGCAAGGTCTTTCGCCGCAACTGGAAACAGTCGAAAGCGCAAAGCCCGGACTGTTCATCAACACCATCACCAACGAGGTGTTCAAGGAGGCGTTGGTCGTGCCGTGCGCGTACCAGCGGCGTTACCTGCGTTGGGCTCCGCGCGACGCTGGCGGCGGCTACAAGGGCGACTTCAGCCCGATCGATGTCGAAACCGGCAAGCTGCTCAACGTGGAACGCGGCGACGATGGGCGTCTGCGGATCGACGGCGACGAGTTGAAGGACACGCGCAATCACTTTGTCCTCGTGCGCTCGACGAGCGGCGTGTGGCAACCAGCGTTGCTGTCGCTCAGTTCCACGCAGATCAAGAAGTCGAAGCGTTGGATGAGCCTCATTCAAGGCATCGAGATGCGCAACCCGCAAGGCAAGCCGTTCACCCCTCCCTCGTTCAGCCACGTGTACAAACTCACAGGCGTGAAGGAGGAAAACTCGAAAGGCTCTTGGTGGGGCATCAACATCGAGGTTGTGGAGCCGGTGGCTGATCAAGACCTCTACCTCAAGGCTCGTGAGTTCAGCAAGCAGGTCGCTGCAGGCGAGGTGAAAGTCTCTGAGCCCGTCTCTGACGCGGTGCACGAAGAAGGCGGCGACGACCGCTTCTAAGCCGCATCGCAATCAACTGAAAGGCGTGCGGCTGTCCAACAACAGTCGTGCGCCTTTTTCATCAGAGAGGAGTTCATGAATGAACGAAACGCACACAGCTGCGGTCGATTATGCCAAGCGCGGATGGATGGTCTTCCCGCTGCATTCGATCGCTGACGATGGTGTGTGCACTTGTGGGAACGCGGCTTGCTCAGACGCTGGCAAGCACCCAAGAGTTGCACGCGGCTTGAAGGAAGCGTCGCGCGACCTGAAGCAAATAGACGACTGGTTCGGCGCGAGTGCGCCGCGCTCCAACATCGGCATCGTCACCGGAGAAATCTCCGGCATCACGGTGCTCGACATCGACGTGGGTGAAGGCAAGTTCGGCGCAGAGTCTTGGGCTGACGCGATTGCAGACCACGGCGAACCCAACACGCTCATCGCTGAGACTGGTTCCGGCGGGATGCACGTGATCTTTCAATACAACTCCGCGCTCAAGACAGCCAGCAACGTGCTCGGCAAAGGCGTGGACAGCCGCAACGACGGCGGCTACATTGTCGCTGCGCCTTCGCGCCACCGGTCGGGAGGGACTTACAAGTGGCTCAATTGGGGAACCGCGTTGGCTGTTCTCCCCGCGCATCTCTCGCGCCGCAAAGAAACCCGTGGCCGTCCGAAGAAGGACGACATGTATCGCGGCAAGTACACCATCGAACAAGTGGCGACGATGCTGGAAAGCGTTCCCGCAGACGACAGGGACTTGTGGCGGTCGGTGGGAATCATTCTCGGCAGAGAGTTTGACCGCGTGGACGAGGCTTGGACGGTTTACCAAGAGTGGTCTGCAAAGTTCAGCGGCAAGAAAGGTCGCAACCACAACGAGATCATGCACGAGGCGTTCTATGAGTTGAGCCAGCAGAACGCCGAAAAGCAACTCACCGTCGGCACCATCGTGAAGGCTGCGCTCGACAACGGTTGGGCTCCCAAGAGCGGTGAGGTGCCGCTCGGCAACTTCATCTACTACGGTCCAGGCAACAACTACATCTACCGCCCCACCAACAGCTTCTGGATTGCTGCTGCTGTGGACTCAGCCGTGTCGCCGGTGAACGAGAATGGCAAGTTGATGAAGGCGTCAGATTGGCTGCGCAAGAACGCGCTGGTCACCTCCATGACTTCCGACCCCTCGATCGAAGACGACTACGTGAAAGGCTACGATTGCCGCGACGGAGAGGTGGTGGTGAGCGCGGGTGCGGCGTTGTTCAATGCGTACCGCCGCCCGACGATCGAACTGGGCGTGCCCAAGATGGCGCAACCGTTCCTCGACCACGTGCACCGCATCTTCAACAAGGCAGGCGACGCCGAGCAGTTCCTGAACTACATGGCTCACCGCGTGCAAAAGCCATGGGAGAAACCTCGGTTCGCGCTGCTGATTGCCGGTGGGCAAGGCGTGGGCAAAGACACGGCGATCGAGTTTTGCTGTCCGGCGATCGGCGCATGGAACGTCTCGAACATCGACCCTGGAGCCTTCGAGCAATCCTTCAACGAGTACGCTGCCGCAACGCTCGTGCGCATCTCGGAAGCCGCCAATTTGCACGAGATGTCCAAGTGGGCGTTCAACGAACGCACCAAGGTGCTGATCGCCGGTTCACCCGACACCTGCCAGATCAATCCCAAGTATGGCCAGAAGTTCTCGGTGCGCATGTACTGCGGCGTGATCATCACCACCAACCACCTCGCCAACGGCATCTACATCCCTGAGGACGACCGCCGCTACGACGTGATCGACTGCGCCACCATGGACGAGATGGGACTGCGCAAGGAAGACGTCCGCCGCCAGTACTTCAGCGACCTGTGGGAGTGGTTCTTCGAAGGCGGTGCGAGCCACGTGGCCGCGTACCTCCACGAGCACGACATCTCCAAGTTCAACGCAAGCAACGGCCAACGCAAAACCGACGCGCACAAAACGGTCGTGGCTTCCGGCATGACGGGCGACCAATGGCTCGACGACATCCTCGAAGACATGAACTACCCCGTGGCTGTTCGGTCGGATTGGCTGCTCACCAAGGCGGTTGCCGAAGGCGAAAAGGAAGGCGACATCAAGCGCAAGTTGGCCAACTCCATGACCCGCTCCGGCTACACGCTCCATCGCTCGGACAGGAAAGACGGTCGGTGGAAGATCGGCAACAAGGTTGTCACCGTCTACGTGAAAGCAGGCACACCCAACGATTACGACCCAACACAGGAGTTGGCCAATGAACCGTTCTAAGATGTTCGATCCGTTCGACCCGAACAATCGCGACAAACGCAAACGCCGCACCAAGGCGCAAATTGCCGCCGACACCGCTGCTTGGAACGCTCGAATCGACGATGCGTTCCGGATTGCGTTGGAGGAACTCAACGACCCAAACTACGCGCAAGGCGACTTCCTGCTCGAAGTTGCCGCGCAACATCACGACAACTACTACGCGCTGCGACGCAACATCACGCCTGCGATGGAGCGGCTCGGCTACAAAATTCTGCCCAACGAAAACTCCTCCGACAAGCGGTGGAAGGCGTTCGGCAAGAGCCTCACCGTCTACCGGAAAGTGGACGCGCCTGTCCTCGAACGCGACGCGCTGGCCGTCGAATTGGAGTGGTGAGGGATGGGCACGCCGCTGACACCTTGGATCAAGATCAACAAGGGCGACCGCCGCCCAACCGAGCGCGTCCTCGTCTCGTACGATTACAAAGACCTTGACGCTGAAACGCTGGAGTGGGTCACACGTTGGGGCGTCACCGGCGCATGGTGGAACCCTAAGCGCCAACATTGGGTTGCTGATCACGGCAAGCCGATCACGAACGTGACACATTGGATGCCGATGCCTGGAGTGAATGATGACCGATGAAGAGCGAATCGCTCAACTCGAAGCAACCGTGGCCATGCTCGAAAGACGCATCGAACAACTGCGAGATGAGATAAAATATCTGAAACGGAAGGTTGGAAAGTGGCCCGACAAACACGTTTAAAAGTGTTAGAACAGATATTTTTGGAGAGAAAATTGCGTGGAGTTAAGTTCGACGATGTTGGTTTTAACGGGCTGAAACAGAAGATGGATTTTCGGCGATGGAATGGCGTAAGTCGTTGTTCGACGAGGGGAAATCGACGATTGCACGCCGGTGGTGGGAGAGTGCGTAGCCCGTCAAACGTGGTAATACTCCCAAAGATATTTAATTATATAACGAGGAGAATATAGGGAAAATCAGAATAATAAACGATTAAATATCCGGACGATATTTACCACGTTCATCGGGCTGAGGACTTTCCCTTGCCTTTGCCGTGCAGTCAGCACATAATTCAAACAAACATTCGACGGAGCGTGCCAGATGGCGACCAAATACACGGACGCAGACAAGCGCAAAATTGCAGACAAAGTCTTCAGGCTCATGGAGACAGGCATGCCTCTGGGCAAGTCGTGCAAAGAAACTGGCGTTCCGAAAGCTACCGTGCAGGGTTGGATCGCCGCTGACACGGCCATCGCCGGCCAGTACGCGCTCGCGCGCGAGGCGCTGCTGGAACATTGGGCTGAGGAAGTGGTCACTGTTGCCGACGACGATCCCGCGCAAGTGGTCGATCAAAACGGCGTCGCTCGTTATGACTCTGCCGCCGTGCAACATCAACGTCTGCGCGTTGACTCACGCAAGTGGGTGCTCAGCAAACTCAAGCCGAAACAATACGGCGACAAGATCACCAACGAACACACGGGTGTCGACGGTGGACCAATCGCGCTGGCGGCGGTCGACCTGAAGAACCTCAGCGACAAAGAACTTGCAGAAATGAAAGCCCTGATGGCGAAGATATCTGGTGGGAAGGAATAACACATTGTTTGAAAATGAAACGAAGTTCAAACTCATCGATGTCCTCTGGCCGTGGGGGAGGATCAAGCGTTTGAAGATTGCCTTGAATCAATCTTTGCAAGACAATCAAGCCCTCGCCGACAAACTGTCGGAATTGACAGACCGCGATGAACGCGGCAGATTCGTGAAGAAGCCGAAATGAACTCTGTTGTTGAGCCTGCATTGCTGTTGAAGATGATCGAGGTGGAAGAAAGCCGCCGCGCAGCTTCAGGCTCACTGTACGAGTTCGTGCGTCAATGTTGGCCAACAGTCGAACCAGGAGTGAAGTTCGTCGAGTCATGGCACATTGAAACAATCTGCGAGCACCTTGAAGCGATCACCGCTGGCGAGATCCGCAAGCTGCTCATCAACATCCCGCCGCGCCATTCAAAGTCCACGATCGTTTCGGTCATTTGGCCGATGTGGGAGTGGCTGACAGATCCAGCACACAAGTACCTGTGCGCATCCTACTCCGGCAACCTCAGCATCCGCGACAACCTGAAGGCAAGACGCTTAGTCCAATCACCATGGTATCAGGAACGATGGGGACACATGTTCAGGCTTGCCGGAGACCAGAACGCCAAGCAGCGATTCGAGAACGACAAGACCGGCTACCGGCTTGCAACCTCGGTGGGCGGCACGGCGACGGGTGAAGGCGGATCGCGCCTGATCCTGGACGATCCACACTCTGCGCAAGAGGCTCAATCGGACGTGATCCGTGAGAGTGCGTTGGAGTGGTTCGATGTTGTTTGGTCGACCCGTCTGAACGACCCGAAGAAAGACGCCATGGTGACCATCATGCAGCGTCTGCACGAGCGCGACATCTCAGGCCACATCCTTGAGGACATTGGCGGCTGGGAACACTTGATGATCCCCGCTGAGTGGGACGGCGTGAAGCGCAAGACGTTGCTGGGTGCGTATGATCCGCGCAAGAAGAAGGGTGACTTGATCTGCCCTGAACGCTTCGGCGAGAAAGAGATCACCGAACTGAAACAGCTGCTCGGCACGTATGGCACGGCAGGCCAACTGCAGCAAGACCCGACGCCGTCTGAAGGCGGCATCTTGAAGACCGCGCACATCCAGATGTGGCCACACGACAAAGCGTTGCCGCAGTTCGAATACATTCTGCAGTCCTACGATTGCGCGTTCACCGAGAAAACGACCGGCGACCCGACCGCATGCAGCGTCTGGGCAATGTTCACGCACGAAGGCAAGCGCAACGCGATGCTGATCGACGCATGGGACGAGCACCTGTCGTACCCTGAGTTGCGCACCCGCGCCATCAAGGACTGGGGAACAGAGTACGGCGGCACATCCATCAAGGACGGCGTGCGCCGCGCTCGCAGACCCGACCGCGTGCTTGTTGAAGCCAAGGCGTCTGGCCAGTCGTTGCTCCAAGACCTGCGGTTGGCGAAGGTTCCAGCCATCCCCTACAATCCTGGACTGGCGGACAAAGTCAGCCGTGCGCACCAAGCCGCGCCGACGTTGGAACTGGGGTTGATCTGGGTTCCTGAGTCAGCCAAGAACCCCGGACAGCCGGTCAGTTGGGCTGCGGCATTCCTGAAACAGCTTGCCAAATTCCCAGTTGCAGAGCATGATGACTATGTTGACACGTTCACGCAGGCGATAATCTACCTCAAGAACAGCCAGTGGTTTGAACTGCCGCAAGCACGTGACCACGACGAACCGCAAAGGCTCAACGAACCTAGGGTGAATCCTTATGCCGCCTAAAGTTGACAAAGACAGTCTCCCTTTGGACAAGCCTCGGCGCACACCGAGCCACCCAACCAAGTCGCACATTGTCAAGACGAAGATCGACGGGAAGGAAAAGATCCTGCGCTTCGGCGAGCAAGGAGCCGAGACCGCAGGCAAGCCCAAGGCAGGCGAGTCTGAACGCATGAAAAACAAACGCGCCTCATTCAAGTCACGCCATGCCAAGAACATCGCCAAAGGCAAGAGCAGTCCCGCATACTGGGCCAACAAAGTCAAGTGGGCTGACGGCGGCGAGGTGAAGGGCATGGCTCCCGGAGGCGGTTGGGGGACGATGGCCGAGGCCAACAAAGCTGCTGCGGCGAAGGACAAGGAAAAGCAGGCTCGCGCAGAAGCGGCTGCGTCGATGAAAGCTGCAGGCGTCACCGGAATCGGAGGTGGTGCGAAACCCGCTGATCGTCAAGGGCCAATGACGATGGAGACCGTGCGGGGCGACTCGCCCGGAATGCTTGAGGTGATCGACCGCACCGTCTTCGACGACACGCCGACCATAACGCCGACCATAACGCCGACCATAACGCCGACCCCTGTGAACGTCAACGTGGCGCAGCCTTCGCAGCCGATGGGATTTTTAGAAACACTCAAGTCAATCCCCTCAGGCATCGCCAACGATCTGAAGATGGGTTGGCAAGCTGGCATGTTCCGTGGCCGCGACACGCAGCGTGAGAACTTGATGAACGCCGGTTATAACCCCGCGCAGATTCAAGACTACTTTGCACGCACAGACGCGACGCTGGCTCGGAACGCTGCTGAAGCCGCCATGCGCCAAGATCGAGGCGACACGCCTCCGCAGAACCCGATGGACAAATATTCAGAACTGGCCAAGGGTTTCGCGCAGGAGTACAACATCGTTGGACGCAACCGTTCTCAGCTGATGCCGTTGTTGGAGAACTTCCTGCGCTCACGCGGAATCTTTCAGCCAACAGATTACAGCGACAAGATCTTCGAGGTTCTTTCTGTGCCGATGCAGCAAGGCGGCTCTGTGAACCTCGAAGACATGTATCAGAAGTACGAACAAGGCGGCAAGGTTCGCGGCTCGTTGCTCGAAGGGTTCATGGCTGAGTTGAATCGTCTGCGTTCGCTGCAGCGCAAGCAAGACGCGCAAGAGTTCCGCGTGGACACGGCTGAGACGCCTGCCTCGCGCAGCCCGACGCGTCCGCCGCCGCGACCGACAACAACCGCCGCCGTGCCGACTGGCGAAACTGTTGCGCTCACCGGAGACGTTTACCGCGACACAGCTGTGATGCTCGCTGAACGGTACGGTCTGCCGCCGAATGTGTTCGTGTCGTTAATTCAAAACGAAAGCGCATACAACCCCAACGCTCGCAGCCCCAAGGGTGCGATTGGTTTGGCGCAGTTGATGCCTGGAACGGCTCGTGACTTGGGCGTCGACCCGACGGATTGGCGACAGAACCTCGAAGGCGGCGCACGTTACTTGCGCCAGCAGTGGGACGAGTTCGGTTCATTGCCTCTCGCATTGGCGGCGTACAACGCTGGTCCAGGCAACGTCCGCAAGCACAATGGCATTCCGCCGTTCCGCGAGACGCAGAACTACGTCACGAGTGTGTTGCGCGACGCAGGCGTTCCTGGATACGCCGAAGGCGGTGCTGTGAAGGGTTACGAAGCTGGCGGACTGAAGGACATTGCACGCTCTGTCCTCGGTCAAGGTCTTGGGTTAGGCTGGGGTGACGAGGGCGAGGCTTGGTTGCGGTCTAAACTTGGCGATGAGCGTTATGAAGACGCGCTCGCCGAAATTCAAGCATCGAACCGCGCCTATGCCGAAAACAACCCGATCGGCTCAATCGTTGGTGAGGTTGCTGGAGGGTTGATCCCGACAGCGGCGGCATATCTTGCAACGCCGTTCACGGGTGGCGCAGCAGCACCCGCCGCCGCCGCGACCACGGCTCGCATGGGCATGTTGGCTCCACGGATTGCAGCGCAGTTGCCTAACTGGATGAAAGGCGCAGCGATCGGTGCAGGCGAAGGCGCGATTGCAGGAGCAGGGATGGCTGACCAAGGAGAGTCTCGCGCAGAAGGCGCAGCCATGGGAGCCGCGATTGGCGCACCGCTCGGCGCAGTAGCACCAGTTGCGATCGACGCCGTTCAAGGCGCATTGGACCGCAGAGCGATCCGCCGTGCAGCTTCGCAGGTGCCGGACGATTCGGCTTACGCTGCTTTGCGTCGGCGCATGGAGGAAGAAGGCTCG